TCACGCCCTGCGCTGCTTTTTATCCAGGCGGATCTTATCGCTGATCATTGCGATGAACTCGCTGTTCGTGGGTTTTCCTCTCAGGTTGTGGATGGTATAGCCAAAGTAGCTGTTCAGGGTATCCACATCGCCGCGGTCCCACAAACCACATATATCGGGATAAATTCTCATAACGCAGCTCTTACTATTACCGGTCTAAATCTCAAACTTTTTATAATGTATTCGTAGGTTTAGTGCTCAATTATTGATAGGTTTATTATACCACAATTCGCAAATTTTACAACATGTTTCTATTCTAGAATAGAAAAAATAAAAGTCCATGTAATAATTGCGTCAAGCGTTATCTGTGGGTTCCTCAATTTATAAGGGAATATCACCCAACGCAATATTACATGGACCTAAGTTTACTTCTTTTCGCTGTTCAGAGCTTTGTTATACTGCGCGGTACTAATCCCCAGAATTACCCCAAGGAACGTATCGATCGCAGTAATCGTACCCACAATCTGTTCGCCGTAAGGCAGCCCCCACACCTGCGCAATCGCAAAATACAGGGTAGCCAAAGCCGGCAGTAGATACTGAGCAACCCACTTCAGAACATCATAGGTTTTGTTATTCATCATTTTTCATCACTCCTTTCAAGCATGCGGATAGTCGTGCATAGGCAATTGTTCAACCTGTTTCATTGCTTTCTTAGCTGTACCATTTCCGTTGTTTGCCGCATATGGCAGATAAAGATAATCGTGCAGATTCTCGTATTCATCTCGCGTAATATAGCCGCGTTTTGTATATTCATCTGCCAAGCTTACAATCCTGTCATGCGCCAATCCCATCAGCAGCTTTGTTTTTGCATCGTTTTTGTCGCGGCGTGACTGTAAATAAGCCCAAAAGCCACTTGATGCCAATACACTGCACACAATGGTTGCCACCATCTGTACCCACGGTTCCATACTTTTTACCTCCCCTTACGCTATTCGATCCAGCTCGTAAGGTATGGACATCCAGGCATTCTCACCCATTATGGAATAAGCGGTTCTAAATATCACCCATCCATAATCAGCGATTAAATTACAAACCCATTCCTCGGCTTCGATCCAATATTCAGGCCGCACCATTCGGTGAATATCACCCAACAGCCCATAAGAATATAAAGCAGCATGGCCCAACTCGTGGATAAGAACGGTTATAAACTTCTCCCCTTTTAAGCGGCCAGAAATATAAATCACCAAATCAGTTGGGTCTGTTGTCGCCAGGGTAAGTTTTCCGGTTCTATCCACAAGTTGGGTGCTGCCTGGGTTTACGATTATTATTCGCCATAAATATCCATTCATGGTAAACGTCTTCATAAACCGTTTAGACCACCCTGTATCAGGTAGTCATTTCTCCAATCAGGGCTTGCAGGTCGGCTTTCATCTGCTTACGCAGTTCCGGCTCAGCATTCCCCCAAATTTCTCGCATGGTAGCAACACTATTTGCAATGTGTTCACGCGCGTGTTTTGTCATGTCTTCCTTATCAGTAGCACTGTTGGAATCATGATAGTGCCGTTTTGATTCTTTCCACTCCCGGTAAGGTTTGCCATAACGGTCAATGTCTCCATACCGCTCATCATCAAATCGATTTACATTGGGCGTATAACCCATACGATATTTTCGTGGGTCAAATTCTCCAGATTTCATATCATTCCACCAAGCCGGCATGTTATTATCGGTATTCCAATCGTACATGCTTGGCTCAGATACGTATCCGTAGCGATCATTGCGTTCTTTCATGGCTTTCACTACAGTTTCATAATAACAAGCCTTTGCGATATAATAATCATGCTGAGCAAGGTCCTTGATCATGTCAACAACCTTACCTGCTTCGTCTACATCCGAACTTGGCAAACCAGATGAAATGTGAGGAGCCAATTCGGTGATCAGATTTTCCCGCATTCTGCAAGTATCCTCGCAGCCATATTCTTTTTCACTCATTTCTGCTCCTCCTTTCAACAAGTTCTCCGCACAACAAATAGCGGATTTGCACTGATGATAACATCTTCAGTACCAGTATTCACAACACTTACCCGGTCATAATCGCAGCATCCGTTATACATCGGATAATTGATACTTACCTCGCCAACCGCATTCGCGGTAGCAGGCGTATATGTCATTGCCGTATTTGGTACTACTTCACCATCCAGGGCCAAGGCCAAGGTCACAGCAGTTCCAGCAGTTGCTCCGGTCACATTCGCTTTAAAATAAATGTCGTAATTCGCACGCCGACACATTTTTACAGACCCGGTTCCCAACCGGTGGCATTCGCTGCATCCAGTTTTGCTTACATTATTAAACAAAACCGAATTACCAGTCGTAACCGTCTGTTCAGCGGTGTTGGTTAATCGCATCATATCGTTTTCCTCCCTTCAAGGAATTATCAAAAATAGGTGGGAGAGCACCTTTCAGCACCCTCCCACATTCCATTTTGATTTACAACGCTCAACCATTGCAGCAAGTAGGCTGCTGGCAAGGCAGATTACCGGTGCTTCGGAAGGGATTGTCAACGAGATAAGCCGGAACAGCGGAGGGACGTAGCTGAGAAATCAGATACTGATTCTGTGCCTGCTGACTTGTCGCAAGGGTACACTGATTCAACTGTGTACGCAGCTGGGCAATAATCTCATCCTTATCCGCCATCCGGTTTGCAACCATTTCGTCATGCAATGCTCGATAATTGTTGTTATCATTCTGCATAATTGCCTGTGTCTGATTGTTGATCGCAGTCGTAATCGCGCAGGTGTCAGTTGCCATGTTATACATGATTTGTGCCTGCCCCTGCTTATTCTGGCAGCAGCAATCTGCAAGCTGGGTCTGCAAGGCATTTGCATTCTGCATAGCTGCAATATTATTCGCATTGATCGCCTGCTGCAAACCAAAGTTGCCCTGCATCATGTTCATCTGGATACCATTAAAACCGGTCTGCATACCGTTGTTCACAGCATAAAAACCGTCACACAGACCGTTCGAAATACCATCCAGCTTAGAAATTACTGCCTGGGTGTCAAATCCACGCTGAATGTCTGCCTGAGTAGCGGTTGCTTCACGACCGTTATTTCCATAACCGCCGTAACCATAGCCGCCAAAACCGCCATACATCGCCATCAGCAGAATCAGAATCCACCAACCGTTATTAAAGCCATTGCCGTCATCATTCTGGCGATTGGTAATTGCCGCAATATCAGCCAGACTCGGACCCATAGTCATACCACCATTAAACATAAAACGTTCCTCCTTCATCAAAATTGATGTGTAAAAAATAAATTTCAAACAGCAAAACTTCCAAAGTCATCCCCGCGCGCAAAGGGATTTCTCTATCCATCCAGCCATTTGTTGCAAAAAAAAAATAAGACCTGTCCTATCCGGCGTCACATCATACCGGTGGTTACAGGTCTCTTTTAACATCCTTTTAAAATCTTACCCGGAAATATGGAAAAACTGTTTCGCCATCCGCATTCCCTCTTCTTTACTAATTCCGTAACTTTTCAGGATATTGTTTGCCATTTCTTCCCCACGTTCCGCATCAGCGGTTTGAATCAGAGTGGTGCACTGCTGGATCATCGGGTTATTCGGAAGATTTTGATTCTGACTCATAAAATTCATAGCAAACTGTTTTGCATCAAACATACTAGAGTTCCTCCTTTATTCGACTTTGATTTTATTTATTGGGTTCTGCCAGCTCTTCTTTTTTCGGCAGTTCCTTTTTCTGGTAATTATTTTTGTACGGTTTTCGATAAGGTTTTTCAATCATTCGCTCAATCTTATCGAGCTGTTTTTTCAAATCCTGAATTGTCAGGTTTTCTTCAGCCTTTTCTGTAATTACATTGGTTTCTTCCGGTACAAATTTACAAGTGCAAATCATGCCGTTAGAATTCCACCATTTTGCCCAAACACATTTCCAGTCAGCCTGTGGGAACAAACTCACATTTCCATCCATCGGGATATCTTGTGGCGTAATGGCGTTTTCATTCATCACCATTTTTCCAGGAATCACCGGAACATTCATCTGACTGCTGAATGGATTCTGGTATCGGTTCATCTGCGGGTTCATAGCTTATCACGCTCCTTATTTCGTGCCGCGTTATTGATTTTATAAACCAAATTTGAATTGTATTTTTGTGTAATTTATTAACTAAAGCCTGTTTTCGTGGCGCAACGAAATTGCTCTTGTGCGGCGTACATCTTGGTAATGGTATCCGGATGCTTGTATGTCGTGCTTTCCATGACAAACTTCTTTCGAGTTAAAATCAATTTGTGTAGTATTCAACATCGAAATGAATGAATTTTGATGTTGAGCTTGGAAGCTTTAAGCTTAGTTCGTTACCGCCGATATACAAATATGCCATAGCATCCGGGATATCATACTGCCCTTTGCTAAGATATGCGAGTAATTCTTTTGGTTTTTCTGGACGTGTATTTCGGCTTATAAAAGTAAAGGCGTTATTCAGATTCGTTGCAGCCCCCTTATATAAAGCGGCAAACTCCAGCTTACAATAACGTCCTTTTCTATAAATCCTATTATACATTATATCCCATAAACTTGCTTCGCTACTAGTAGACACTGCTATCCCCGGATTATATACTATCAATCCATCTGGGACACCATCACAGTATACTGAAAAAGAATCCGGACATAACGATTTATAGTCGTGATTCCACTTTTCTTTTTCAACGTTGCTAAACTTAACTTTTTTTCCACCGAATAAAGAGCCCACGTCTGGAACGACTATACCATAGCATACCAAATTTTGATTTTCTTGTCCGTCTGAAATATGAAAAAGTACAGGAGTATCGTCTATAATGTCGGAATTTATATAGTTACTATTGTAAAAGTTTCTGAACTCAGAGACAACGACGTTTTGTTTACCATTTATATATATATAGCCGTTTCGTATGTATCATTAAAGCACTGAGATATGTATGCACTTCCGTTTGCACGAAAATATATGCTATTTTTTACAATCGCTGTATTTGCAATCCATGCATGAATTTTATCATAAAAATTTCCACCATGCTCATCGTAAATGCCGACGTGATAGTTTATGATGATAATGTTTGAAAAATGAGAATCGCTTGTTTTTATATCCATTCCAATTGAATCTTCGCTCGGAATGGATGTTCGAATCAGACAACTATCGACCAAAAGTTCATATCCTTTTATGTAGTCAATTCCAACCGTTGTATTAAAGATTTTTAATCCATGCAAACGAAAATTTGCTACATAAGATATTTTAATTCCCGTAGTTACAGAGAATGTGTCTCCAGCGGAAAATCCAAGACCAAAAATATATCCGGAATTCGTTTTTTCAGTTGTATTTATTCCCATAAAATGTGTCATATCTTTAAGAGGGATGATAAACGCATTTTCTCCAATAATTTTTATATCAAAATTTACGTCTAGAGGTTCTGATATCCCATAATTTCCAGCTGGAAAAACTATTACAGATTTTTTGTCCCGAGCATAAGTAATAGTAGCTTTTATGTTGTCGGTATCATCAGAAATTCCGTCACCTTTTGCACCGAACATCTGAGGCGTTATATACGAATTTGTGATATACGGCAAAAATTCGGCGTTGATTTTTGTCTCCGTAATCGCCCCATTCTGCACCGTAGTAGTTGCTTCCGGGTGTTCATCTAACCAGTTACTAACATCCGCAGCAATCACATCATCCTTAAGATTAAGTCCGCCTTCATTGAGCTTATCAATTTTTTCGGCAAGGCTTTTATCAGATTCTCGTACGGCATCCCCGGCTTTACTGTGCCGTTTCCCAGTATAATCAACCCGCAAATCATTTAATTCAGACGCGATTGCGGACGGCGTAACACTTATATAATCTTCGCTTTTTGCAACGTAACCGGCTACATTCGGGAGGACTTTAATAATTGTTTCCCAAAATGATAATTGCTGACCATTTTGATTACTTAATGTCACCTGCAATCTGACGCAACCAGCCCAGGTAAGAACTTGTTCCGCCAGCGTAATTGTACATTCGTTATTGTTTAGTTCAATAGCTTCTGTACCATCTGGCAATTTGTCATATTCTCCTCCGGTTCCATCGCCTTTCGCGTAATGAATAACGGCGGTTGTTCCATCCGGGATAATCCATCGCATACTTCCTTCATAAAGAGTATAGGTAATTGAATGCGTTCGAGCATCCCCTTGGACAATTCGCAAATCGATAGGCAGACCAGGTCTTGTTAAATCCACTGATCTATCATGTTTCACAACCATTTAACCACCCCACTTTCCAACACCAATGATTGCTTCTGTAATTGTCTTTTCCGGTTCACCAACGCCAATTTCAGTGTAGTACCGCCCAATCGGATTATATACAGTTTTTGTTACTCGCACCTTCTGGTCAGTACCGGTATAAATACTCTTCGCTCTTACCCGGTCCCCAAGACGCAATGTTTTCGCTTCTTCGCTATCTGGGTCCAACACAACAGTAAAATTGATTGTGTTTTCTACCGCATCTTTTTGCAGCGGTGTCATCACTTTTCGTGCATAAGCATAAAGTTTATCTCCGTCAGGCTTGGAATCAAAAGCATCGGAAGCATCAATAATCATTGGTTTCGAGTAATCATATTTCGTGTTGATAACCGCTTCGTCTGTATGGTCCGCATATACTTTTTTGTCATACCCGCTGGTAGAGCTGTCGATCCAGGTACCAACGGTGTCGCTGATTCCAAGCCAATACCCATCTTTCCAATCACCAGTCAATGGAATCTCTTCGCCAGTTGTTCCGTTGCCTTTATATAGTTTTACACTGTCGGTATTCACCTGATCCGTATTCGTGCTGATTGCAACGTTCAGATTTTTAGTTGGTGTAAACGTCAAAACCTGATACCCATAACCAATCAGATAAATTCGTTCACCCGTCGCCAATTCTGCACCGCTGTCTAAATCAAGCTGCACCAAAACACTATCCTGTGCATCCCAGCCACCGGTAATCACTGTATATTGCTGCCCGGCAACCAACTGCGGTGTTCCAATCCATTTACCGCTATGATGGTATTTGTACCCATACCAATAAGCAAAACCACCGGTAAAATAATCGCTCATTTTTGCCGTATCTTTCACATCCACAGCATTGTGCCGGTCATCAAACACAAAATTTGTATCGCTTCCAATTTGTCGGTAAACGAGCAATTTTTCATTGTCCCAGTCAAATTCGAGTCCATCATACAAATCCATCAATCCAGTATCGGTATCATACAAGATATCGTATAGGGATTTTGTGAATGTATGCAAAAACTCCTTGCCATCCTGGTAATTGCTTAAATCACTCATTACTTCATAGCTAAAAGCATTTCGCCTGGTTCCCGGTAACGTGCTGGCGGCAATGTTAATCAGCGCCTGTGTCAAGCCGTAAGTTGAACCTTGCAGCCGCTCTACACCGGTCCCTTCAATCGCCAGGGATTCTTTGTCGTAACCAATATGGGTGCATCGTACCGAGACAAGCTCCCCTTCAGCTTTTGATTTTTCTGCAATCCGGAATTTTTGCAGCGTTCCACCATAATATGGCTCCGCAACAATAATCGACCGGAATTTTAATTCATCAAATAGCTCTCCATTATAAGGGTAATCAAACGTCAGCTCGTAAGTTCCGCCACGCTTATCCTTATAATTCAACTCTCTTGTTACTCGCACATTAATGGCATCGCTCAATACGCCGTTCGCATTATTGGCTACAAATTCCTTATCGGTATCGCCGTCCAGGTAAATTTTAAGCATCATAGCCGCCACCACCTCGGTATTACTTCCATTTTGCTAATACCCAACTGCTCAGTTCCATCTTTTTCAAATCGGAAACTATTCTCGCCCTTTCCAAAAAACGGAAATGTTGTAGCAGTTGTTCTCGTGTTCAGCCACTGTTTTTCACCATACAGCCACTGATACATTGTTTCTTTTTCGCAGTCAATCTCAACCCAATCGTTAGCAATATCTCGCAACGTAATGTCAAAATCGCTCTGGAGGTTATTCGCCGTCCATTTCAAAATCGCATTACCGCCGCCGGTTGAATAAAGTCGGATAATTGGCTTTGCAGGATATGGCGTCGGATTATAAAAACGATATTCAATCGCTTCATTATCCCTTACATCATAGCTAATCGTCTTTTCGCCAATTTTCAGATATCGTTCCGGCTTACAGTCAAACGTCAACGTTGTCCTTGCCCCATGGTCTAAAATATTCGTGATATTCCCGGACTCGTTAAACATTGCCATTCGGTAGTGCTCCGGATCATAGCTGTCTTCCAACCGGCAATATCCAGTCCCTGCATGGCAGAAATCGGAAATCCGATCTGCGAGTTCCCAAAATCTATATTTTTTATCGGCAACAGCCACGTCATAATTTCGCTCAACGTTCCCGAAAGAATCATAAGCGTACGTAACAATATCTCCATTACGTCCGGTAACGTGCGTTTTGCCATAATCTCTTTGGGGCATACTGGTATCTGGGAAATGCTCCACAACAATCCCATAATCGGCGCTGCTCACACCGTTAAAAACAATTACTCCCATTGTGGAGCACTCCTTTCATTTATCCTCTGCTGGTATCTCGTCCAATCTGCCGCACAATCTTGCTTACCGCCTTATTGGCAACAGCTTCCGGGTCCGGATTGGTAATGTCAAACTTGTTGTTCATTGTAACCGGCGGGTTATCGCGCAGTGCCTTCAACTCGTTCGCTACCTTTTCCAATCCATTTTGATTTTCATTAGCCTTCTTGGCATCCATGCTGGCAGCCGCAGAACTTACATAAGCATAAGCGGTGTCAAGCCGCAAACCCGTGTTCATTCCGGTCGTCATACCGTTCAGCTGTGCAACACCGTTTTTTACAGCATCCAAGTCCACAATCGGGCGGATAATCGGTGTCAGGTCAATTCCGTCAAACATCCCTCGGATTCCATAAATACTATTTTGTGCAGCATTTACGGTTTCACTCGCGGTTCGTTTGGCAGCTTCTTTCGCCACTCGCCCATACTTCAGCATGCCTTCTGCCAATCCTTTATCGGTTTGCATACCAATCCATGCAAATTTTTTGCTGGGGCTGTGTACATCAAGGGCATTGCAAGCAGCGCGGTATGCTTCCAAAGCAATGTTACTTGCTGCCGTAATAGCATCCGTCTTAGCATCTTTCATTCCTTTAATAAACCCGGCAATCGCATAGCTGCCAGCATTTGCAAAATCGTCATACCGATTACTCATAGCAGTAATCATCTCATCGCAAACACTACTGATATATTTGCCAAAGTCTTCTTTACGGCTATTCAAATATTCAATGGCCGCATCCAGCATCCCTTCAAAAGCCTGAATCACAACGGTCTGGTCTGTACCAATTTGCGTTGCCATGTCTCCAATAATGTTGGTAATCGTCTGCTGTGCAGTCAATGTAACATTAGGCGCCTTATTTGTAATGCCCAGCATCAGCCTGTCAATCATCGTTTCGCCGGTCTTTTGCATGTTGGAATAAAGCAGCTCCAGGTTGTTATACATGCTGTCATCAACGCTAAACAAATCCTGCATAGCTTGGCCCATGGTCCAAAGCTGACTTACGTCTTTTCCGTCTAGCAAATCTACAACATCAACAATGCCCTTTAGACCATTTGTCGCATTCATCATTTTTTCCGGCTCAATAGCAGATATGCTGTCGTAATACTTTTTAAAGTTTTCACCGAAGGTCTTTAAATTTGTTGCAAAACTATCCGTATCGTCAAACGATTTGATACCGTTAGCGAGATCAGTCAAATCAGCTCCTAACCCTTCGGGAATAGAAACACCATTCCATTGTTTAACACACTCTGCCAATCCGCCAAAAGATTCATTAAGTGTTTCTATTGACCAAGCGCCCAAAAAAGAAAAGCTAAAAGAATTTATTCCATTACTCAAATTTCCTAATTGCTCGCCAATATCACTCGGAACATTAACACCAGACCACTTTTGAACCGACTCTGCTAAAACACCGATACTCTCCGCCACAGTATCAACAGCCGATGCGCCAAGACTACTAAAAGTAAAACTATTCACACCGCTTGCAAACGAGGTCAATTTTGTTCCCATATTGTCAGGAACGGTAACATCTTCCCATTTTTTTATGGAATCAGCAAGAACCCCAACGCTAGATGCCATGATGTTAATAGCACTCGCACCGAGACCGCTAAACATAAAACTATTAACACCATTTGCTAAAGAACCTAGTTTAGTTCCGATTTCTTGCGGCACGCTAACGTCTTTCCATTTTTTTACAGAATCGGCCAATTCACCAATTCCAGGGGCAACAACGCCAATAGCTTCTCCTCCCATACCGGAAAACATAAATGAATTAACGCCATTAGCCAAGGAACCTAGTTTAAGATTCATTCCGTCTGGTAAAGTTACATTTTCCCATTTTTTTACGGAATCGGCAAGCTCTCCCAATGGAACAGCCATTTTTTGAATAGCAGACGCACCAAAAATTGAAAACGTATTTGCTAATGCTCCAAGCGAAACTTCACTCAGTGCACCACCCATACTGTCTAATCCCCGGCTTATTTCGTCCCAAGACATAGTCCCGAATTTATAGAATGCATCTGCTAGATCATTTAGGCCCTGAATTGCTAATAATAACGATCCGCTTCCAAGCAATCCGGCGAAATTAGTGAGATATCCAAGTGCTCCGCTAATTCCTCCGACTTCCAAAAGTGCTCCACCCATACCGACGAGACCACGTTTAATTTCGTCCCATTGCATGTTACTAAATTTACAAAAGGCATCTGCTAGATCGTTTAGGCCCTGAATTGCAACAAAAATTGTTCCAGCACCAAGAATTCCAGAAAATCCAGAAATTTTACCCAAAGAGCCGGACATTCCTCCGACTTCCAAAAGTGCTCCACCCATACCGACGAGACCACGTTTAATTTCGTCCCATTGCATGTTACTAAACTGCTTAAATGCTTTTGCTAATTTTTCTAGTGATTGAACCGCAATAAAAATGCCGCCGGACCCAAAAAGACCGGAAAATCCAGAAGTTTTACCAACCAGACCAATAACAGAACCTACCTCAGCTAATGTGCCTCCCATTCCTACGAGACCATGTTTAACTTCATCCCAAGATAGATTTCCAAATTCTTTTAAAGCATCCGATAGCTTTTTCAATGAGCGAACTATTACAAAAATGCTGGCTGCACCGAGTATAGAACCTGCACCACCAAATTTATTCAGTATGGCTAGAGCGGCAACGAGTTCACCTAAAGCTCCACCCATACCGACGAGACCACGTTTAATTTCGTCCCATTGCATGTTACTAAATTTATCCAAAGCATTAGCTAAAATGTTGCAGCTTTCGGCTAAGGCTAACATTGATAAGCTTGTACGAAACGAAATTTTCGTTCCGTTTAAGACTTTCAGCGCTGCGCATAATTCAATTAACCCTCCGCCGATACCGATCAATCCCTTTCCAATGTCATTAATAGAAAGTTCTCCGATATTCCTCATAGCTTTAGCTAAAATATTGATTGCTTCCGCAACAAGCACTAAGGATACACCGGCCTTAATCAAACCCTTTGATCCAGTTTTATTTAACGATTTTGACATTGAATCGAGAGTAATCGTAAGCATTCCCAGCATCAAGCCAATGGCGGTTAAAGATTTTAATATATCCGGAAATCTCAAATTAGACATACTATTCATTGCTGCTGCCAAAATACCAATAGCCGCAGCAATAGCAAACAAAGACGTAACTTTAATTCCGCTCGTAAAAGATTGCAATGTATTATGCAAAGAATCAAATAAATTCGTGATTTTATCGATGATATTGGCTTTTTCTTCTTCGAGACCGGTTTTACTGAAAATTTTCGATACAAACTCCTGAATACCCGATGCTGCACCATATAATTCTTTTCCAGTTAAAACCCCAAGTATGGCAGTAATAACGCCGAGTACACCTTTTAAAGAAATATTTTCAGTAAACCATGAAAAAACTGTTTTCAATCCTTTCCAAACATTATCAATAACAGTTCCTATTGCAGAGCCAACGCCAGAAAAAATTGCTCCGAAGTTTCCAGCGCTATCGCCAAGTTTATTTAATACATTCAATATTCCGGAAAATCCGTTTTTTATAATCCCATTTACCAAAAAGTCAGTACCCTTACCAATCACCGCATTCAGTTTAGTGTTGGTATTCAGCCATTCTCGCAACCCAACAATGTAATCCCCAACGTTACTGGTGTAATCCAAAATATTCAGGTTCATATCACCAATCAAAGTGTTCAAGACTTTAAGCCCGCTTTTTGTTAATTTGGTTACCGCATCCTTTACAATACCCAAAATACTGAATAGTCCTTTTAGAGTCCGTTTCAATTTATCAGCATTGTCGTCACTTAAAACCAGCTTTTCACTCAATTTCTCAATTCGCTGCAAAAACTTATAAACTTGGTCGGCGGTAACCGGTGGGAATACATCATCCCAACTTCCCTTTACAATGTCCATCTGCTGCTTTACCATCTGCAATGCATTAGCAACGCTCTGGATCATCAGTTCCCGTCCACTCGGTCTGTCAAGTCCATCAATCGATGCCGTATTAGCGGCAAAAACTTCTTCCAAAAAGTTATTTCGGTCTTCCGCTCCGCCAGCAAAAATATCATAAAGATCGTTTGCTAAATCGGTCCACATATTCTTGGCTTCTTCATAATTACCAAAAATAATTTCAAACGTATTGGCCCATCCGGTGCTCACCGCATCCTTTACGGAATCAATCGCCTCCGTAAACGTCTTTGCTTCCTGTGCTGCCTTAAAAGCTCGCTCACCAAGGTTCATGGTTTCGCCATTTACCTGCTCCATTGCCTGTGCACAGGTCAATCCCTTTTCGGTTGCAACAGTATAAACTTGATCAGCATATTCACCATATTTATTTAACGTTTTCAGCAATACGTCACTTGTAAACCAAGCTTCAGACAAAGTGGAGGAGAAATTCTCAACTGTAACAGCGGTACCCTTTGCCGTTTTGCCTTGTGCATTCAATTCGCCAAGAGCTTTTGCAGTCTCAATCGCCGTTTCCTTAAATTCCTTGGTGGCCATATTAGCATTTTCAACGCTCTTCCAATCCATCAATTTAACAGCGCCAACACCGATCGCCTGGCTCAGGTTATACATGGCACGGCTTGCTTCGTTTACACCCTGTCCGCTAATGGCCGCCCAGTTAGCAATACCCTCCATAGCGGTAACACTGGTATCCAGGTCAATGCCCATAGAGGTAAATTTACCAATATTAGCAATCATATCGGTAAAGTTATAGCTGGTCTCATCCGTAAACCAGTTTAGCTTTGCCAGCTTCTCACTAACGGAATCAATGCTCTCCCCCGTAGCATTTACAATAGTCTGAACCGAGGTCGTCTTTTGCTCATATTTCCCAAATCCTTGCCCAATCTGGTCCAAGCTCAAAGATTTTACCAGGTTTTCGCCGGTTGTAATCGCCTGGTTGGTAATTCGCTGCAAAGCAGTAATACCCATAATTTCCAGGGCTGTAAATTTCTGCTGTACAACCTCAATTCCGTTGGCAACACCATCCAGGCTAAAATTTTTACCAGCATCACTCAAAGCGGTCAAGTTTTTTGCACTTTCTCGCAAATCCAGGCTTTTGTCCAGTTTATCCAGTGTTTCAATACTTTGCTTTGCTCCGCGTTCAAACTGACCATTGTCAAATTGCATTTCTACAATTCGCTGATCGATACTTGTGCTCATTCCTTCACCACCTCTTGCCATGCCTCATCCGCCATTTTTTCAAACACCGGCCGCAGCGCAGGGTTAATATAATCAATTCCTTGCACATATCCGCCATTTCTTGTTCCATGCCCGTATTGCAGTAGTAAGGCAACACTAACTCCATGGTTCAAGTTTGTATTGTTAAATCCAATCGTATAGCCGGTTTGGGTCTGTTCAATTTCATATTCCCAACTTCCAGCTGTTTTTCCGGTGTCTTTTGGCGTTGCTGCACTCAGGGCATCCACACCCCGTTGTCCATATTTCTTCAAAACGTCCCGGTAATTCCGACGCACAATTCGTTCCAAAAGGTTTCTTGTCTTTTTCAAATCCCCTCTATGCCGTATTACCACCATTTTGATTTTTCCTCACTGATATTCCGCTTTATATAGTCCCGTACTCACAAGCCCCAGTTCATTTGCCAAATCATAAAATTTCATCGCATCACCGCTGCTGACCGGTCCAATCGTCAATAGCTGCATTGTTCGGTTTGCTGTAGGCACGCTTTCTCGTTTCACGCTTACATAACTCCCTAACCGGTTCTGGGGTACCTTGCTGGTAAAATCGTCGTCCAGCCAATTCAACGGATGCACTCTCTGGTATTTGTACCGCACTTCAAAGTGCAAATGCGGCCCGTAGCAATTCCCTGTCTGCCCACTGTAGCCAATCAGGTCTCCCTCTTTTACTTTCTGGCCTTTCATTACCACAATTTTGCTCAAATGAGCGTACAAAGTTTCCAAGCTTCCGCCTTTATACGCATCATGGCTGAGTTTTACCATATTGCCATAACTATTGGTATTACCTTGGGTTACTTTACCATTCCAGTGGTAACAAATGCTAACCATCCCATCCTCGGCAGCATAAACAGGGGTTCCAACCGGTGTGTCGCCAAAATCAATAGCCCGGTGCAAAATTCCACTGTTATACCACCAGCCAGCGCTGATTACATGCTTTTTCAGTGGCCAACTCATCAACACATCGCCATTACTCAGTCTCATTTTTCCACTCCTTTTCTAAAGGGGAATCAACCCTTTGTATGCAGCATTGCTTTTCTCTTTTCGTTCAGTTCCCGGTTCTGCCTCAAAATTTCATTCTGGCTCATTTTCTTCTTCGGCGCGTTCTCCAGGTTACAAGTCTTAATCAGCGCAATCAACCGGTTCAAATGCCAATATTCGGCTTCCCAGTTAATGTTCAGCGCGGTCATGTAATAATAAAGCAACTCGCTTGTGATCCGTTTCTGCTGGATTTTTCCTTTATGTCGGTCGTTTTTAAAAACGCTTGCAGTCATCGGGTCATCAATATATAAATTAATCCGCCGCAATTCGTCCATTGGTAAAGCGCCGATAATCGTTACATCATCGGGTTCTACTTGGCACATGCATCGGACATAATCCAGCGTTTCTTCAATTGATTTTTCTTTTCCATCAAAAAACGGTTTCTTCCATTTTGATTCCCACTTAGAAAGGGAGACAAGGTTATGCTCCAAAATCAATTCCGTTTCCGGAACATCAACAAACGTTTCGCCATTCCATGCCCCTTCAATTTTTGGAATCTTTACTTTAAGCATTCCTTGTCCACCTCTTTTAATTAACTCTGCGCAGGCAGTACAATCGCGTTAATTTCGTCCTTCTTGGCATTGCGTTCCTTAGTACGTTTCGTAACATCGGCCAGCACATCATTGATAAACTCAGCCGAATAATTGGCATCGGTCATAAAACGCAGCATCAATTCGTTATAAGCTTCAGTCTGCATAAACGCTTCGCTCAACTCCTCACTCTTAATAAAACGTCTGCCGTCAGGACTCTTCTCACCATAACTTTTTGCGATCAACTCATGGAAGCACGCCATAATCTGCTTGTTATCATTGCTCTTCACAATTCGTTCAAGCATTTCTTTCAAGCCACCATCCACTCCATACTGGAGTGCGGTCAGTTCCGCTTCATTCAGATTAAAAAAGAAATCCTCAGTTCTGGTCACATTGTTATAGTCCGTATAAGTAATTGTCTCTTTACGCATGTGTTTATTCTCCTTTCAAAAAACTCCATTTTGATTTTTATCAGCCGCCGGAAGTCATCAAAGTCTTCACTTCATCCGGCAAGGGCAGTCGGGCAGCCGCTGTGCTGGAACCATACAAAATTGTTTCCAGAGCGGTAAGTTTAACCTTATCCGCAGTCCGGCTGTCAATGGTAATCAGGCTGGTCGGCTTAAAGCCCGCAACATTAACCGGGTTTGTGGTGTACTCCCAGCTAAACTGCACAGCATCGGGGTTATCGTTCTGGGTATCATAGCTGCGTTCGCTGGGGCTTGCCGTAGCGCCATATACCAGGTGCAGCTTGTAGCCATCATCACTCTCAGTGCTGGTGTCGTTACCGATCTCGGTACGGTAGCAAAGGCCAAAAGTCTTGCGTTCCTGCTGGGCAACATGCACGCCCTTTACCAATTCGCCGTTACCGTCACACTGGTTCCATTCATCCGGGTAGGTATAAGCCTCGATCGTGCCGCCAATTTCCTCGGTGCTGCGCAGAGAAGCATATTTAATGTTATCCGCATAAATTGCATTCTCCTCAGCGCCACTGGGGGTTTCGGTCACGTTAGTCAAACCATTCCAGGCAACACCATTGTCGTATTTACCTTCATCGCTAAGAACATAGAGCACGCCCTTGCTTACACCACTTTCGTAAAAGTGCTCACCGGTCTTATCCCATTCCAAAGCTTGAGTCGCCATATTCTATTCCTCCTCTAATAATAAATTGTAAAAACATCATGGTGCAGTGTATCTGCCACATAATGCCGTTCATAGCTGCAATAAGGCAGCATCAACATTTTTGCAATAACCTCACCACAATCCGGATTCTTGCTGATATAAGTCACCTGATATCGCTGTTTAAATCGGTATGTCTTGTTATCAGCAAACAACTGGTCTCCGTTATCCCGGCTGTAAACAAAGCATGGATATTTCATCACAGTATTGGTCGGTGGCTGAAAATACGCCCTGCAAGTTGGACCGGAATGTGGGCATCCCAAAAATGTTGCCAGCTGCTTTTGCAAATCAATTCGCGTTCCCATCTTGGTATAGCCCCCCAATCGTCAGCTCAAGCCGCGGGTAATTCAGCTCAACATCACTGATTTGCCATTTACTGCCGTTGAATTCCACATACCTCATGTCTGCAAAATTCTCAAAAGCAAAGGCATCCGCTACAATGCTCAAACTGTTCTGGATTGTAATGCTGTAATTTACTTCATTTGTCGTGTCGAGCCTGCGTTTTCTCCGCACCCAATCACCGTAATATTGCCGCACAGTGATCTTTTCTTCCCAAACCCCCGGCGCAGTTTCCTCCATCACCTGGTAACCGATTTCACCAAAAAACTTGCGCATTCCCCTGGCTCCTCACTTCCATTTTGATTTTTGGTTAATTAAGACTAACCAAAAGGCAAACTTATTCAGTGGTAACGCTTTCCTTAGTCTCAAATACGATTGCGGACTTAGGAGCAGTAAGCGCACCACTGCAACGGGTCTCAATCAGATACTTGTACTGGTTGTAGTCGATATCGAAATCATCAAACATGTTCACGCTACCGCCCTTGTCTGCACCAACGCTGTAGTCTGCCAGATTGACCATAATCCCATAAAGGGTATAGGTATCGGTGGTCTTGCCAGCGGTAGTGCTGCGGGTCAAACCTTCCATCTGAGGCACAGTAATAATGCTACTCGCACGCATAGCGGTTGCCAAGTCGTTTACGCTATTGTAAATCCGGCGGCCATTCTTATCTTTCAACAGCAACATTTCAGCAAGCACATCCTCGGTCGTAAACAGAACCGGGTTGCCGCTGCCTTTGTACTCCTTACGGGCACGGATGGCATCATCCATCATGTTCTCAGCAGTAGCAGCAGCAGTTGCGCCTTTGGTAATTTCGCGCTTGATGGTAAACAGATCATCATCGGTCCAAATCGGGCGGATATGCTGCTCCTGAATCTTGTCATCGCTGCTGGGGTCACGGCCGTCACCAATCAGGATACCGCGTGCCAGTTCCTCTTCCAGCTTACCGCGCATCTCGTTCTTAATCCACGCAACAACATCGAAACCGGTAATGTCCAAAACATCGTCACGGTCCAGTTTCTGCTTCTTGTAAATAGTCTGGGGGTCAGTGGTACGTTTTGCCAGGGTAATAACCTCTTCTACCTTCTTCTTACCCTTGGTATAGCCTCGCGCACGTGCTTCTTCCGCAGTAATGTCGGCAAAGCTGGTTTTTACGCGGCTGAACGGCAAGTGCTTAACACCGTTCATAACCTTGCCAACCCAGGTCTGGTCGCGGTCAATAAATTTGGGCGGGTTGTTCAGTTCCTTGTATTCCGGGAACAAATCGCCAATGTTGTCAATTCCATAATTTGACTTGTGGCTCAAAAAATCCTCGCAAGCTTCTTTCAGGGTCAGTCGGCCTTTCTTGGCAGTGTCAAAAATGGTTTCAATGTCGCTGTGGGTCAGTACATCTTCATGCTGGGCACTGCCCTTATCAAAAATATTTTCTTTCATATTGCCATCCTCCTCATCATTGTGTTTCGCTTCATCGTTATTTTTTGCAGCATCTACTGCTACCGCAATCGCAGCATAGGCAACCTTCTTCTGGCGGTCCGTCATGCTGTCAAACACATCCTGAACGGTTTCCTCATCTTCAGGTTTCTTTGCTTCTTCTGCGGCTTTTTCTTCACTAGGTTTTTCCTCTGCTGGCTTTGTGTCATCATGCTCCAGGCTTTCACAAAAAGCAGTATTTTCATCAGCACAGCAGATAAAAGCCGCATCTTCGCTCTCTTCACCGTGCAGCAATTCGGGTTCGATACCTGCTTTTGGGTTTGCGCCGGCCAACACCAGGCTCACTTCCCGAATCATACCGTGCTGCACATTACCAGAGCGCCGGTCACCTTTGTACTGCAATTTATTTGCGTAAATACTAAAAGAGGTAATATCCTGGTTTTTTACCAACTCTTTAGCAGTCCTACCGTTCTTGGTATCATTAAATTTGCAGTAGGTATACATGCCTTCCGGTCTTGCTTCCAATAGTGCATGGCCCAACACATCTGCCGGGTCATCATGGTTGTGGTTCCAAATCAGGGGAACCGTCGCACCATCCTGGTCAGCAAAAGCGCCATGCATAATCGTTCGGCCATCGCCGCACAACACACCATACTGTGTCGCCCAACCATGACAATCATAATTTTCTTTTGCCATTTTGATTTTTACTCCTCTCCCTTATCTTCAGTTGGTACAGGTTGTCGATTGTCCAAATCTTGCTTTGCCTCCGCAATGTTACTATTTCGCAATTCATCCGCCTTAGGATCATCAGAAGGCTTCATACCAATCGTCTGGCGAATTTCGTTGGATGTCATGATCTCATTACGGGTAAATTTATCGGCAATTTCAGCAATGTCGTTCACCGGTACCAACTTAAACGGATCGCGGAAATATAGCAGCGTCTGGCGTTGACTTCTGGCAGTCTTGCTCAAAAATTTCCGCTTCATCTCATCGGTAATAGCAGCCATAATCGGTTCAACGGTCCTGCTGTAATAATTCAGCATTGTCTTATCGTCAGCGGTTCCATCCAAAATGCCTTGGGTAATGCCAAGCTGAGCAAAGGCCAAATTGGTCAAATACTCAATCTGCTTCAGCAAGTTATTATCAAGGCTCCGATTCAACTGGATCACTTTTTCTGTGCCATCTGCATAGGCAACGCCATATTTGCTATTTGCCAACTGATTTTCGAGCTCTTCTCGCCGTTCATTTGCTTGCCGCTTACGGGTTGGACTCTTCACGACATATGGCAGTTGAATAATCAAATCGAGCTTACCAGAACTTGCCTCTTCGTCCACAGCATCCAGCAAATACAGCTTTCTAATCAGTCGCTGCATCGTGCTGTTTGGTGCGTTCATAACGGCATAAAACGGATTTTCAATAATAGCAACCGTCTTTTTCGGTACCACCAATTCTTCCCGTTTACCGGTTGTTTCGTTATAAACTTCAACCCGCACATCACTTGGATACCATTCCAGAATCCTTCCGGTTCGCATATTCGTAATGTCATAACCTGCTGTAGCATCGGGGTTCAACGTGGTTTCCACCGGTACAATCGCAACGCATCCTTCATCCAACATGCTCATCACAATATCCTGCTTAAAGGCACGTCCAGTCTGGTCAATGTTGGCATTTAGATTCAAACATTCATTTAACCCGCTCTCAATCTTCTCCTTGTATCGGTCATTTTTGTCTAACCGCACATGGTAAATATCAATTGCAGCGCAGTCTGCACCGATTCTATTGTAAATAGAATTGACAATCGTTCGCTCATTTCCGCTAATAATCCTGTGCCGGTCTGGCCTGATACTGTATCCCGGTCCACTCTTCCAATAATTTACCGGGGGATCTCGGTTCATAAATGCATTCCAAGCGTGCTTCAACCGGTCTCCAAATCGCATCTCTTCCTCCAAACCCCCACCTCCCTTCAAAACAAAAAAAAAAAACGCCCGGATCAAAGCATCACGCTCCAAACTGGGCAATCCATTTTGATTTTTATTTTACTTCTGGTTTTTCTGGTTCTTTACCAATTTCTTTGCAAAAATCTAGGTAATCATCTACGCAGGAATGAAATTCTTTCGTGATTCCTTCTACAGTATCTGATTGCCACGTGACCAAATCTTTGATAGCGGCAATTTCTCCGTAAAATACTGCGTCTAACACCGATAGTTTCGGAATAGTTTTGTACCCCTTATATTCAAGTGGTTCTGTACTAAGTCGCAAAAATTCATCAATTTCGATTCCATTAACCGCGCAGCATCCAGTACCATTATGACATTCGATGCCTAATTCGTTACAGATCTCTAATGCCACGTCTGATGCTGACAATTTTTTGTTCATAAGAACCTCCAATATTGGTTAGTTAACCAAGCTATCAGTTTTTATTTGGATATAACCACTAGGCAAATTTGACGCTGCTGAATCGTCACTTGTAATTATAACTCCATTTGCTTCCATCATTTTATTATTGATTGTTATGTTCGGAATTTCATCAACTAATATCCATGGTTCTACGCACCCCGATTCTACCATGTCTGAGTATTCAAAATATGAAAATGATCCAAAATCGTCAAATCGTAGGGGGCAATTTAATGATCCATTATATTTTTTATTTGGGTCCCAATAGTATGTAGTTTTTTCAATTACTGAGTTGTGTTTTCGGTATACGTCCATGTGCACTCCTCCACCATGTCCCCATACAGAGGCAGGTAAAAGCCGAACTCGTGTTTGAGTTTTCTCTATATTTATGGAGCTTTCCATTTTTTGACAAGCAACCGAAATACTAGATGTAGCAAAAATAAAAAATGAATACTCATACTTGCCTATATCGAACTTGCCATATATATCATCATATGAATTGAGTCCAATCATTTTTGTATACGCTTCATCCTTAAAATAGTAGTGATATGTTCTTTTTGGTGAAAAAATTTTTCTTTTTTCTTTTTCAGTGTCTACGAATGCAAAATTTCCAATCATACATTGAATCAATTTGCATTCTAGTTCATGCCAAAATTTCCCATCAGTCATTTTGCGCAATGGTTCATTATTAGTTGCATTATGCGCTGCTCTGAAATAACAACTTATATAAGTTACGTTTCCACGATTTATTAGTGTGTGGTTATTGTAAAAATAACAACCAAGAAAAGTTACACAGCAGCTATCATATAATGTTTTGGGTTGTACTTCTTCTAGTTCTAAATGGCAACTAATAAATGTCGCATTTGAATATAGGCCAAGTATAATTTTTGTTTGAATGCACGAAATGATGGATACACTTGTATTTCTTAGCAAGCTAACAAAATTGTAATTGGGGTTATGAGCAAAATGCCACTCATTACACCTTTCGATTATCCATCCATCTCCAGCAAACGGGGCCGTATTGTAGGAAGCATTCACCATTTCATCTGATGACAATTTTGCAAAAACATTTTTTTCTATAATCCCATTGATTGCATCTAATGTAAGACTATTTTCTCCAAATACATATCCTCCTGCATTGGCAAGATTTATAAATGCACATCTATCTCTGTAATTGTTAGTAAAAGCAACTATATGTGGAGTATTATAAAAAGTAATATTTTCTAATCTGATTAAAGCGCCCGTTTGTATGGACGGAATTTTCCAATCATCATCAGGTATACTATAACTTCCACCAATTCTTCCATTTTTAATTACAACTTGCTCAATAGGCCATTCCGTTCTTGCATGATACCCATCGTCTGCAAGATTTATTACGATATGGAAATTTTTCAGAATGCATCCACATAAATCTAAAACGAAGAATGTCTCTTCGCTTGCATCAACTGTATTTTTAAAATAGTATATCGCTTTTGGATTACATCTTATGTACTTTCCATTTTTTATCGCTAACGTAAAAGCATTCGTATCATCATGTTCTCCATTCCCAACCGCCCCGAACATTTCTGGTGTTACATAATCTTTTTTTATCCACGGCAAGAATTTTTCGTTAATTTTTGATTCCTCGATACTCCCATCTTGCACTGTCGTCGTAGCTTCGGGATGCTCGTCAAGCCATTTTGTCACCGCGCTATTTGTCTGCTCATCTGTAGGTTGTCCCACTTCTACCCACTCAACGTCACCACTCTTTGCCCTCGGTATTTTGCCATCGTCAGTGACAGATGGTTTATCAACCTTATTTTCCTTATCTTTGTTTAGCTCGCTAATCCCTAAAGTATTATCCTCTACTTTCTTAGTCAGTTCATTATAATCTTCCGGGATAGTTTTGAGCAGATTATTTACGTGGTCGGTCAAATCAGCTTTCAGCTGTGCAACAATATCATATACTTTCTCATCAGTCGGTACGTCAACGAGCAAACCTTCCAGACTCTGCGCTTTACCAATTGTAGTATCAAACGCCTGCTGCACTTCACCTGTTGAAGAATCAGTTATGATCATGCGCACAACAAACCGAACAGTACCCTTGTATTTTGTTACCAAATAGCCAACCAACCACTCAAAAGTCAAAGTATCATCCGTAACAGTTGGGTTCTTAACGGTATAATAACTCAAATCACCGTTAGCATTCGCAAAATTAATTCGGATTTCAAATTTACTCAGGTCTATTCCTTTATAGTACCGAACCATTTTGAATTTCACACTATTTACATCTTTATCTCCTTCAACGCCTAGAACCACACCAAGCGGAGGGATACTGATTACGCGCAGGTTCTCATCAATAATATACTGGATTTCCTCTTCATTAGCATCAGGCGCATCCATCTTAGCCAATACTTCGTCAACATTCATATCAGATCACCTGCTCAATCAACACTTTATTTGTTACAATCCGTTCACCTTTTTCATCCGCTCCAACAAGCTGTACCTTAAAGCTCTTCTTATTTTCAACACTTTCTGGTACTTGACAAAGGTTTTGCTTTACAGCTACCGCATCATTGTTGAATACAGCAACCATTTTCTTCCCAATCCAGTCATGATCTGCAATCTTAAATTTACAAACCAAATAATTTTTACTTCCGGCCACGATCTTTTTCGCTTCGTCCGTTCTTCGCAGCACTTGCCCATTCACTTCAAATTCCAAGATCCGCATAAAGACCCGGCCCTCCCATCATTCAAATGATTCCTTGTTTAATTTGTACGCAACAAAAGCGTCCATCAATGCTGCAACAGCATCAATTTTTGCTTCATATCGCTTTTTTAGTAACTTACGGTTACCGTTCGTGTCTTCAATCGTAATGCAGTTACCCATCGTAAACGTCATCATTTCTTCATCAAATAATAACATTCTTTCTTCGGCCAACTTTTTAAGCTCTCCCAATGGTACACTTTCTGTTCTTGCACCCTGAATAACTTTCTCTATGCCGAACGGACCATTTTCAGTCGCCCAACGTTCCATAAATTCTTTGGCATTGTATTGATCATAACCAACACACACTACGTCATATTCCATACTTTCAATGTGTCGGTCCAAATCTTCGTACACAAGGCTCAAATCCAAAATTGCCCCATCCATTACTATAAGGCTGCCTTCATCCAAAAATTCTTGGTATTTATTTCGCATGGCCAAGGGCAACTTATCCAATGTTAAACTCGAAATATAATTTCTCGTCTTAACACCAAATCGTTCTCCACCCAATGGAAACAAAAATGTAAAAGCACAAAAGTCATTTCCCTGGCTCAAGTCAACCCCAAGACTGGAACTCATACCAGTAAAATCTTGCTTTCCGTGCGGCAGTGTTTCTTCGTAAGTAAAGAAGTAGGTATACCCTTCCATTGGCAATCCAAAACGCTTTGCCAAAATATCATTTCTAGCACTCGGATTCTTTTCTGCGCGTTCCACATCCAACTGATAAGTTTCATAGGTTACAGTCTTTCCAAGATTCGGGTTTGCTTTTAACCACATTTCCGGCCGAGCAACTTCATCTACGCTGTCAAGCTTATACCACCAAATTCCAACATGAGGATTGATGTATTCTCCTTTCAGGATTTTCATCAATTCCATTTTGATCGTATCGCCACTGCCGTTTCGCACTGTACCTTCACTAGACGTTGCTACAATCAAATAATCAGGGTTCTTGCTTGCACCCTGTTCAATTGCACCAATTACATCTTCTCGAATATCACCGCTTAACCATTCATCAACTGTAGCAACCTTACAGCGCAATCCCTGCAATTTGTTAATGCTCATCGGCCGCACTTCCAAAAGGCTTCCGGTCAACATATTTTCAATACCTTTTTTCGTACTTACCAATTTAGGTCGGTTTGCACGATTACCCGTTGTATTCTGCAAATTGCCGGCGGTTAAAAACTTAAACAGGGGTCCTCTGCTTCGTGTAATTGCCGTTCGCAGCGGACTCATGATTTCATCAGCCTGTCGCATAGTTGGTGCTGTTGTAATCTGGTGCGTTGTGCTCATATCGATGTTTTCGTAATAGCTTTGTATAAAACTATCGAACAAACTCTTAGCAGCGCCACGCCCAACAATTAAATACAGCTTATTTACTAAGCGCTTCTTTAACCGTTTTAACTCGAAGTGACCTTCCCCATATTCATCTGGTACAAATACCTGTCTGTCAACAAAGTAATACCAGCCAAAGATGTGTTCGCCCCAAAGTTTAAAACTATCCAATAGTGTTACATCGGAACCATCAGTTAAAGTAAGTTCTCCTTCGCAGTATTTAATCCAGCCTTCAACAGCATCTTCATCATAATAAATACCCGGATTTGCAATCAAATCATCAATCAAGTTCATTTCCATGCTGATCTCTTTGCAAACCGGTATTTCGCCTCTCATTACAGCCTCACGGAACCGGCCGTAATATTTTGGCACAGCCGTATTCGATAATGCCATAATGTATCTTCTCCGTCTTCTTAAGCAAAATCGGCCAAACTATAAAATAAAATGACCATTCGCCAAAAATAAAATCTTTTAATTAGTTTTACTTTCCAAAAGTTTCTGAACCTTGTCAATGCTTGTATACAAATTTGAGGCAGTGTTAATCAAATCGCTTGCTTTTTTACCCCATTTGATTGTACTATCAACAATTTGTTCACCTTTGCTTACCTGCTTTGGAATAAGGTCTTTTACCTGTTTTTCCATCAAAAGCCGTTTATAAGCGTCACTGAATTCCTTGTCGTCAAACAGATCTTTATACCTGTACAATTCTTTTGCATTATGCCCCTGTATTACCTGTTTTTTCTTAGCATCAATCTCTTCCCGCGTGGCATATCTAGTATGCCCTTCTTCTCCACGCCGTCGCACTTTTCCGGCACTGGTCCAGGTTCCATCTTTATTCTGATATCGCCGTTGCCCCCATTTCATTCCGGGGATACCCCAATGCCACATCTCGCAATTGTAATTCGGCATTTTGATTATTCACCTCCTTAGTCTTTTGGGTCAACACTAACGTTAATCCGCCATTCGAGTTCGCTCAACAATCTGTTTGCTGAATCAATCAATGCCGAACTCTGCGGCGGATCAAACAGCATTTTTACTTTTAGTGTCACCCAGCTTTTTACAAAATTAAGTCTTGGGTCATCACCCATAAAATCAGTCCACGTCTGGGTATTATCGGTAACTTCAAATCCTTCATCCGGTCCAACACCCAGCTGGTGCAAAATGCTAAATGCTGTATTTGTATGCGTAATAATGTCTACATCAAACACAGTATAATCTTGGTCAATACCAATCATCTTTTTTACGCTATTCAGAATAGATTCCAATTCTCTCACCTCTTCCATGGGCAGGTATCATTTACGCTACGCTCCAATACCGGTTTTCGCAGTAAATCTTGATTCCCATAGGTAATCGCGTTATGGGTATTGTGGCTTACCGTAATTAAATACTCAGGGTTTAACAAAAATTCACTTTTCCCCAAAATGTCTTCTTTTGTCAATGGATTCATATGGTGCACAATCGGTCGCTTTGGAATTTCGTATCCAGCAACTCCCATATCGCGGCATTGATCGCGCCATATTACCCGGTCCCGCAGTTCTCGCCATTCTTTAGTTTTATAAAAAACTTGGTTTAAATATCGATCCCACCCAAATGTTTCATCGCCGACAATTCCATCAAGCTGCAAATATTCAAACCGCTCCTCAAAACTTTTAAATTTGCAAAGTTCGGTATAACTTCTAATCTTCATCATCATGATACCCGGCATAAACCTTAAATACGTTGATTGCATTCCGTACCATTTCGTCGGTCTGGGTTGCGCTTTCAATATTTTTAGTTTTTGCTTCTGCTAATTTCTGCTGTGTTTTCAGCATTTCAAGTTCAAGCTTTGCCTGAGCAGTTCCAAGCTTCAAATAATGTGTAATTACCTGGCTACTGGCCGTATGGTTCATCAGCTGTTCTTCAGCACAATCCATCGCTAATGCAATCAGCTGTTTTTCTCGTGCTTCCGGACTTCTTGCTCTTCGCATCACCGGTTTCTCTCCAGTAGATGCACGTCTTGCCATACTTTACCACTCCTTTCTGGATTTAGTGAGAGAGTATTTGCAGAGAATAAGGGTACTTCTCGAAAGGAGAATAAAAAGAGAAGTGTAGCCGTACCTTATTTCGTTACCCTTATTCCCTCCAAATACCCCCTCACAGCGCCGTAAATATCATCGGATTCAGTGTATCTCCCATAAACAACCAAAATCCGGTTCATGCCGAGGAATCAACTTCCCCAAAAATCACCCTCCGGAGATTTTTCAAAGGTCGGCGCGATGAAGGGAGGGGGTGATATTTTTTAGACCCCCCTATATCCTTTACGAACTAACATCAGACGAAACCAATTCATTTTTCTTATTTTTATCTGACACTTTTACATAAATTCCCATAAAATCTGTGTTTAAGATCTCATTGATTGCTGTTTCAATGTTATTTTCAATTTCTTCATCACTCAGCTCATCATCATTTGTACTCAAGCCAAGTGCATCAAGCGTTCTTGCAAGCAAACCGCAAGAATTGTAGCCTTTCTGAATATCAAACATGAACCAAGGAACGAATTGCTCGAATGGGTCATACGGATTATCATAAGTCGTTAAACTATAACGAATTAGAGAAGACTTTTCTTCTTTCATTTCAAGAATTCACTCCTTTCATTTCAAATATTTACTTACTGTAGATGCCGAGATATTAAGGCTTTCTGCAATTTCAGTTGTTGAATAACCAGATGCAGCACGAGCTTTAATCAAGTTAATTTTTGCCTGACTTAATTCGGTGCTTTGTCTTGGTGTTGCACGAGCACGAAGTTCATCGATGTCCATGTTATCAATGATTTTTCTTAAAACGTTCTCACTAATAGCACCCGCCTGAATTGCTTCCCATTCACGATCGGTCATCTTGATGGGGGTACGTTTGGCCCCCACCTCATTCCTAGCTCGCACTAATGCCTGCTGGGATACCTTCTTTAGCATTTTTCGGTTACTCCTATCAGACAAGGACGGGTCTTCTGCTACCTTAGCCTTAACCTCATTATTAGCAAGGATCTGTGCCCGACGTTCCTTAGGACGATTAGCTTCTGACACCGCAAGTTTAGCCATAAGAGTGTCCACCTCATCCTTATAAGCTGCCTTAGCTGATGCCTTATATTCAATCTTACCCGCATTCAGCATATCTTTTCGTGCTCGATTTGCAAGCGATTTCATATGATTTGCATAATCAGCATAAGCCTGCTCCTGCTTGGTATTCATATCCGATACCAGAGTATACGCATCTTTGGCCTCGGCCATCCTGGTAGAAGGCTGAGTTCTCATCTTAACCTTACCGGTCTCTACCCATTCGCCAGTAGTCTTATCTTTCTTTTTCTCGTTATAGTAGAGATCTTTTGCTACAGTCCAATACTGTTCGCCAGTTTCTGGATCAATCTTGGCTGAACCCTGACGCTTGGGAACGCTGACTTCACTCTTCGCAAGACTAAGCAAAGTAGAAGCACCTTCATGATATCGGCCATTTTCATCAATAGTACCTTGATATTTACGTTTTAAGGCAGCAATACCATTCTCTTCTTCACTGCGCTTGTAATCAAGATGATGTTTCTCAGCATCAATAACAACCATTGAATGTCTAACAGCACGAGCCAATTCGTCGTCTGTAGCGCCTTTCAACGTCATATCAGTAATCAAGTTTGAAATAACGCCCATCTGTTTCTGGGTATCTTTCATCACTTTCATACCTTCACGTTCAGGGTATGCCATCTTAGGATCAAACCCAGAACCATCAGGATTCTTAAGACCTTTCAGCGGTTCTTTAGACAAAATTTTAATCTTTCCGCCTGTAGGAATAACCATAACAGTATCGCCGTCAAAGTCTGCGCCAGACAATCGTTCTGCAACTTTAGAACTAATACCAACAGCATCCAAAGGATTTGTGCCAAGAACTCGTTTACCTTCAGGATTTTTATTATTTACTTTCAGAATAGGAATCTCGAAGATTCCGCCATGAGGATACCGTACTAGAGCAACACTTTCGCCATCTTTATAGTTCGGAGCATAAATCTCATTCTCCCCAATACTTGTAAGAGGCAAAATAACCTGATAACGCTGCCTCGGTAACGCTGCTGCTTTCAAAGTAACCGCATCTTTATCACAACCATCAGCAAACTTTTTTAAAAGAACTTTCTTAATAGTTGGATTGGTAAGCGCGTTAATTTCAGCCAGATCTTCATCAGCATCAGCTTTTGCCAAATTAAGCTGCTTATGAATCAACTGTATACTTTGTTTTCCTAAAAACTGGGAGGGTAGCTTTTTTGCCCACTCCCCCCAGTCGCCTTCATCTGCACGTTTATTAATAAGAGAAAGCGACTGTTTTTTACCGGTAACACCATCAATATAATCGCCTTTGGGATCATCGTAAAAAGACTGACCGCCATGTTCTTTGATTAAAGAACCGAATGGATTATCCCGATCAATCTCGCCATCAGGTTTGGCTTTTATCGGTTTCAAAACTTCACGCCAGGTTTTATTAGAAGACTTGTTGGTGTTAAAAATAACGTCAACCCCATCCGGCATATCATCCGAATAAACGGCCATGCCTTTCAAATACCGGTCTCCACCAACCATAATACGGACCTGAGCATAATTGGATTCGCCAAGATTCAAATCCTTTACACCGCGACGAAGCTCAATCACACCATCTTTTTCAAGACCGCCTTCTTCGGCATACCGAATTTTCAAACGTTTTGGGTCCATGCTGGACGGATACTCGAAAGGCTTATGAAATGTATCGCCATCATCATACGAAACCGCATAATCTGAGACGGCTCCAATTTTAGAAACGTCATAGATATCGCTTTTTTCAGTGCCAGGCTTGCATAAAAGCTTTAATGTAGTTTTCTGATTTGGGTTTGTAACCTGATTTAGTCGTCTTTTTTCAGTTAAATATCCATCAACTTCCAACTGATACAAAGCTTCATCCAGTTTATTTCTTGAAACACCCAATTCCCGTTCAACACCAGGCCCAACATCCACAATACCTTTTTCATCCACAATTTCTTTCAGCTTTTTCGCCGTTGTAACAGCAGCTCTAGTCCTTGCTTCCGAATTTTCATTGAGTAAACTTCGAATCGTAGATTCATTCAAACCACCCATTGCTTTGCCAATATCAGCATTACTCAGACCATCTTCTTTTAGACTCCGAGCACGGTCAATCTGCCAAATTCGGGATTGATTTTTTGCATAAGCAATCTGAGGTCTCAGTTTTGTCGTAGTAGTGCCCATTGCTTCAGCAATCTCAACTTCAGAAAGTCCCTGATTTTGATATTCATAATACCGGCTCAAAATTGTACCGGTTCTTTGATATGGGTTTTCACCACTGCCCCATGGATATCTACCGGAATGTCTCGGCGTGCCATAATGGGCTAATTCTTCAATTTCCTCTAAGGATGGTTTAACGCGGTATTGCATAATTAAGCCTCCGATTTTTTAATTTCTTCTACCAAATTAACGCCAGCAACAATTTTATCCATAACGGGGCGAATATCATCCAATGTTGGATTAATTGCAATTACATCCTCAGACTGATAAATCCGCAACTCAAAATCAAGTTTATTTAAATCTAGTTTCATTCGCTTGATGTCGTTTTCATACTCCAAACAAAAAAGAGCAGCGTAAATCAATAGCTGCTCCATATGGGCCGGTGTCGTCCCTGTTTTTAAATCATGAATTCTAACTCGATTCTGATAAAATGAAATTGCATCTGTTGTGCCAAAACAAGTCGGGGCGTAATACAAAACCTGTTCTGGAGACATTCGGTAACTGATCGCATCGTTCACATAATTTCGAAAATTCCCGAACAGGTCATCAACGTTAAATACCCCTCTAGGTACTCCGTGAGATAGCAAATGATAAGTAAGCAGTTTTGAATCTGACTTTGACAACTTCATATGATTCTCAATTAATCCTGCTGCCAATTCGTGCAGGTATGTCCCAACCGCTTGGGTATAGCTGCTTTTATATTTGGCAATCATTTGGTCATCCGTATAATTCAACCAATGATATTTGCTTGCGCCCAAAAAGGCATGTTCACCGACTAACTTGGAATGATCGTGCCAAATCATCTAAAACCTCCATCATGTTTTCAGGGTAAACAAATCTTCCAACAGACATTTTGTCTGCCTGCAAAATATAAAAGTCCTGATTTGGTTGATGACTCGCTTTTTCACTCTGCTTAATCTCCAGTACCGCCCAACGATCTTTATACAAAACCGTTAAATCTGGAAATCCCTGAATATAATTTGGATCATTCTTCAAAACAATCGCTCCAGGAAATCGTTTCTTAATTTCCCGTATAAGTTTTGCTTGAAACACTGATTCCTTCATGTTGAGCATTCTCCTTTATGCAAAAAGCAAGAGAATATGTCCAATAGCAAAAGTCGCCATTGTATCTACTCTCTTCATAAAAGAGCATGAAATTTTCGCGTGCTTTTATTTTCTACCAAATCAGGATATAAAAATAAGCCCATGTACATTTCTGCACACAGGCTTAAAAACCATTTGTTTAATTTTAAAGATTACTCCCAGTCTTCATCATCACGATATGTGCTACCATACTCATCGTTGAAATCGTCTTCATAGGTTGCTTCCACACTAGGATAACCATAACCCTCATCGGCTTCTTCGTCCGTAATAGAATACTTGCAAACCGGGCATTCGTAGTATCCCTCCGGTTTATGGTCACAAAGCATATGACAATCCGGACAATACTGAAGTCCTGTAGGAAGATGATCCTTTGCACTACATCTTTTGATCTCAACAACACCGTCAGGACCATCAAAGACATCAACTTTGTGATTTCCGCCATCTGTGTAGCCACCGACACGCTTAACCGGTTTCTTCTTGCCAAAATTAAACAATCCCATTAATTGAAGCCTCCTTTATCTTTAAGTGATTATACTATACCACATCACCCGGGAGGCCGCAAGAAAGAAAATTTGCTATTACATAAAAATCCGCCTCACGATCTTATTTGCCATGAACTTAATCAAAATCTAATCGGTCATACCCCTGATAGAAGAAATACGAAACCGGAACGTGCAGCGCGTTTGCTAATTTGTTGATTGTGATTAGATTTGGCATTACTGTCCCATTTAAGTATCTTGATATCATACATGGTGTGCTTCCAATTTCCTCAGCCAAACTTTTGCTGTCAAGAGAAGCTTCCGTAATTGCCGCCCTTAATTGAAACATAAACCATTTTCTAACCTGTTCATCAGTCATGTGCTCTGGATCAGCAGGTGCACGCCTAATCACTCCAGTGTATTGATTGAATACATAGACAATACCGTCCGAAATAAAAGCGTAGTCCGTTCCCGAATTTATGCTTAATCGTTTGTAGTCCGTGAGCTTTGCAAATTTTTGAGGATAGAATAATTCGAGATTCCGTAAAAAGTTCGAGTCCCAATATTCATCATGCTCTTTCACAAAATTAGCTCTCCTTTCAAAAATTCAAAAAAAAAAAGATTTTATATTAATATATACCAATATTATCATATATGATAATTTCGCGCATATTTAATAAAAATGGCAAATTTTTAATTTTTTCTGAATTTTTAGCCATTTTTGACCGATTTTTGCCCAAAATTAGCCATTTTTAATAAAAATCATCTGATTTTCTCACCGCCAAGTCTTTTCGCTCTTTTTGTCAGTGAGCACAATTCTTTCTTCAATTTTGAATTCTGCGAGCTCGCAAATGTAAAAAATTGTTCCCAAAAGCTTCTTAAATCGGATTTCATCATCTTTTTCCATGTTATTAAAAGCCTCAAAAGGAGTCAAATCCGTATACCCGAGACTATTTTTTCTCGGATTTTCACTCGTTTTCCAAGCACTTTTCTCAGAATCAAAGGTCGATTTTTTCATTTTCTCCTCCTTTATTCATAAAAATTTTAGAGTAAATTTGCTTCAAAAGAGCGATTTCTGGGTATAAAAGAAGCCCTCCAACCGTCAAAATTGCAGGGCAGCCAATAAAAATAAAGGCTAAAAGTTTCAAAATATAAATACAATTTTCATCAAATACAGTCATTTTAAAGTGATTTAAACCTCTCTTTGCACGCGGAATTTGGGAATAAAATGTAAGCAGGATAGCTTTAAATCCAACCAATATTGAGGTTTGAGTGCTTCTTCGACCGTAACCCGTGCGATATCATCACTTTCGATTACAGCCTTTTTAAGAAGATTTTGAAACCTTTCTGTGCTTCCTTTATACCGGCATTCCGGATAATAAAAGCATTCAGAGCAATCATCTTCTTTATAAAATGCCATTAAATATCTCCCTCTTTTCGATGCAAACTTTTATCAGCTTCAAACCCATCAGGGTAGCGATTCTTGAGTTTATCAACATTCATCTGACAAATATCATCAAGCTCCCAACCGTGGGCAGTACAATATTCCGCGATAAACCACATTAAATCTCCGAGTTCTTTTTTCGCATGTTCTTCGTTAAATTCATGTCCCTGATAAGTTTTCTGATAAATCCCGTGCAGCTCCCCAATTTCTGAAACCATACCGTGAAGAGCATGTTTTCCCTGCTCCTTCCAGGTCAGATCATGATTCATAGTACGGTAAGCAAGGTTCTGATATTCAACAATTTCCATAATTTAATCCTCCAAAATAGTAACGCAGTCATGTGTAATTTCCGGTGCATAGCGGTACCTAGCAACGCTTAATTTAATGTTCGAATACTTTGCCAACGAACGTATTTGACGCTCTCCTAGTGGCTGATAGAGCATGTAGCGGACACCTTTACGTCCATCTTTCGTAACAATGTTATCCGCTTCAAAAATCCCATCAGGAACGATTTTTAAAAGCTTTGTGAATGTTAGTTTCATCGATTTATTTCTCCGTTCTCGGATAAAAATACTTGTTTCTAACAGCCGTAATTCGGAATTCATAATAAGATGTGATAATATTAGCGTTATGCACTAGCTCGTCAAGAGAAATCCTGTCACCCAAATACTCGCCGATGAAATGATCCACTTCTTCTTTCATATGTTCGTTCAAAATATCAACGATTAATTGACAGGTTTGTTCCGTATTAGCCATTTTCTATCTCCTCGTATGTTTCCGTAAAGATATCGGGTTTGCAAGAATAATACTCTCCATGAACACCTTGAATAATGTAGTCGCCAACTTCTACGTCCATATCCCCTTCTAGTGTTTCGATAAATAACCTTGTAATGCCAACAGTGTTTTCGTATAAAGTAAGAGGTTGCCCTTTAACAAATTCGGCAATTTCATCAAAATTATATCCAGTCCATTTTACCGCATGGATAACGATTGGTCTTTTTACGTATCGTTTAACCATTTGATTCTCCTTTCCAAATAAGAGGCTGCCCATTTTCATTAACCATCACAGTAAGACCCCCGCTATAACCGCCAGTGTGCCAAAAATACATTACATTGGTTTCCGAGTCTACATAAATTGTATTTGGATACTCAGCATAGACTTTACGAAATCGTCCGTTATTTTCATATTCAGTATTAGAGTTTCCGCCAGAGCACCCTGAAAGACTAATTGCCAAGGCCAACATAATCGCTAGTTTCTTCATTATTTATCCTCCATAATAAGTTCAGATTAATCGATTTCGTAAATGCCAGCAACAGCACGCATAGTAAGGTTCTGTTCTATGCTATAATGGACATTATCTAGCTTCTCTCCGCTTTCATCCGTTACATGAATCTGACCACAGCCATCTCCGTCGACCCATACGAGGAGATTTCTGCTTGCTCCAACGTTTCCAAGATATTCCATATGTCTAAGGAGCCTAAGTACAGTAGCAACGTCCTCTTCTCTGCCACTAATAGTCACTGTTCGTTCAATCATGAGTTACCTCCTCATGTGTCTGCCCTTCCTTGAAAAGTGCAAACTGGGCAAAAACATTCTCCGAGTTCGCTATCATAAGTCATAAACGAACCGCACTTAGGACAAGAAATATAGAGTCTGTCACTCGGATTCAGTCCATGGTATATCTTTTTGACGATAGTCTCTACATACTCAAGCTTATCGACAATCGCTTGTGCTTTAAGAATGAAATCATCCAGTCTCATGTCATTTTCGAAATATTCGTCTGCAAGATCGCTAATTTCTTTGTTCTTACGATTTTCAAAAAAATAAAGCATCGTATGAAGCGTTTCCTCAGTGAATTTCTGTTCATTCATATTTAGAAGCATTTCCTCAATGAATTTTTGTTCGTTCATAATTAGACTCCTTATCCTCAAATATCATTTGTCAATATGAATCAATTTAAAATGTTTCCTACGGGATTCCAATGGTTGGTTCCCCGTTAGTCACGCTTAAAATATAAAAAAGAAATAGAATAAGTTTTCGTCCGTAGCCAGAGCTGTGCCCAACACTTCACACAGTAGTTTGTCTCTATCATTCACGTAAACGCAATGACGACATAGACGACCACGCCTCTTGTTTCGTTTAACTACTTAATTCGGGCACCCGTTACCCGAAAAGACTAACATACTGGTTTTTGTATGCTATTTTTATTCTATTTCATTATATGATATGTAATTCTCGCGTGACCCTCCATAGCGATAACTAGGAAAAGTATTTCGTTGGCAGAAAGAGTTTACCAATATGGTGGAGCAGTAATAATCAATCCGTAACCTTTCCAAAGAGTTCTTCCAAATTGAGCCATTTCTCCTCGATAATATTACCGATCTTGGTTACTTTAGAACCCCAGCCGTTATCCTCGAAGCGAATATACTTTCCAGGAAGGTCCTCCCACTTATCCACACCGACTACCTCCAAAACCTTAGATATCGCTTCCATGGACTCGGCTCGGAACACTCGTGTCTGAGTAGCAGAGTTGAATTCATCAAGCCAATATCCTCCGATGCCACAATCGAAACCGTCTGCACTAATATAAATCATGAATGTCATAATTCCATGATTTTCTCGTCCAAGCATTGTGGAACGGATTTTTGCATTTTTAATTTTCATGGCTTCTCCCTTCTATCGCAACAAATTCCATAATCAAAAATAGGAGACTCAGATTTTTCCAAGTCTCCTAAACCTTTTAGTCTTCAATACATGCTTTACACATGCCCCTTACAATTTTAAGCTTAATCTTGTCAAGACCATGGAATCTGTCAGAATTAATGCCGATATCCATAGCATCCAATACCTCGTCAGCAGTTTCAGAATTAATTTTCTTAACCATCCTAAGCATGGACGCTTTGCCCATATCAGTAGCTAATTCTATAGCCAATACCCCGAGTCCAATTTTAGCAAGCGTTTCTACTTTAATTGTTAATGGCTTCATGTAAACCACTCCTTTCATTTAAGGACTTTTTTATTTCGCGTTATAATAAGACTATACTCGCAATTCTGAAAGGATTTAATCTCTTACATCCGTACTGCATTCATTCAATAATAAACTCCATCTGTTCTGGACTCGCCAGAACTATGTGCTCTATTTTAATCATTTTTCATTACTAATTCCGTCTCCTTTACTTAAATTGTATTTTACGGCTTTTTTATTAACCTCACGTTGAATGTCTTCTGGATTTATGTTGAGAATTCTTGCCACAATCTCTGATGATATAGCCACGTGCGTCATCTCTTCTACAATATTGTCTATAGGATCGACGTTAGTAAAATGACCTACAGATCTTTTATATTTTCCTAAAGCTTTAATCAATTCTGCACATTCTTCCTGAAGAATATCAATCTGATCAAGACCAGTTCCAAATATTTTTAAATACTGTTGTATATGATCTTCTGGAATTTTAATCATTTTTAGCCCTCCTTATAATATATTTAGTAATTTCTATTATAAAGTTTTTCACAATAAGCTCCTTTCAAAAAGTTCATTTCACTAGAAACCCATCTCACAAAAGTTCAATGTGAAAAATAATAGGACACCATGTTTCAGATGTCCTATTATTGTTAAGCTTTTATTCCTCCATGCTTGTTGACAAGCTCTTCGATAATCTCGATAGGAACATAACCATAAACGGTTTTTGTGTAATCCGAATCATCCTCGGCATACTCGTTAATTAGTTCATCTTCCGTACTCGGAAAACCAAGCTCAACGCTTTCATAGTCCTGTATCCCATTAAGTCTTGGTTTACAGTAATGAAAGCTGCTGGCTTGTACCGAAATGGAATATCCATCATTACAGTACAATCTCGGTCGATTCTCTTGGATTTCATACGATCCATCAGAATAGGTGTGTGCCCTTACCGGTTTCTTCAGCCAATCTCTAATAGTCATGTTAAATCAACTCCTTTCATTAAAGGATCTGTTTATATCGCGGTTGTGTCTTGCTCAGTTTTTGGTAAGAATTTAGGTAGACATTTTTTACAAATGTTTTCTTTAAAATATATATTGAGAAAACCTCCATGCCAAACGTCTGATCTTCTATAAGGTTCCATCCAAATATAACATTTGCATTCGGAGCACATACGTGGAAAAAGAGCGAACCGATTACAGGAAAATATCATTTCTCTTTACCCGTGATCAGCTCAGCATAAGGCAGACTTTCAATCCAGTCGCAGAAGCTATTCCATTCGTCAAGTTTATGTCCTTTACGAGACTTGTAAATATTCGCCAGAACCTCGTAATTCAGCATAACAGTCCGGCGCTGGTTGTAAGAACTCGGCAAGAGTTGGATCATCTGCCACCAGCACCATTTGAGTCTTTCTGCCCCAGCATTGATTTCTTTTTGATGAAGGTATTGATTACGCCACCAATTTAACCCTTCTATAGTATCAAGAAGAATTCCAATGGAGGTCTTAAAATCGCCGTCATAAGGATTAGCAGCGGAGTTTTTTACGCACTCATACTCATCGTCCAAATGCTCATGAGAGAAATCCTCAAGCGTGAACTCTTTCTCTGCAATCTTGTGCATCGTAGAACAGGAATTAGCAACAGTTCCAACCTTGTAGGTATCGAACTCCTTCCACCAGTACAGCGGAGCCGTAATATCAAGGTATACGGTAATCATCCGCATGAATTTACGGTGGTCTGTACCAGCATTGCAAAGACGAGTCATGAGATCGAGGTCATTTGGACCAACCAGAAAATAATTTGGCGAATTGCACAGCTTATGTACCTCACAATCGTCACAGTCGTCACAATTATTGAGTAAGTAAGACGTACATGTATCGCATCTGCTGGCAAGAATTAGTCTATAGTTACTATCACTCTTCTCCCAAGAGTTCATCGGATTACGCATGCCTCTAATAGCAGCATCCCAGCCCATAACTTCGGTGTTTTCGATTTTAATCATTGCTTTTCTCCTTTTATTCGTTAGTCATTACAACTCTTGTTGTATCTGTAAAATAGGTTATACCGTCAATCACAAGTTGCATCTGATCGCTATTATCATAATCGGTCCAAGTTTCCACTTTTCCTTTAACGCATTCTCCGTTAGGAAGTTCGATATACGCATAAGTAAATTTATATGAAATATCGATTACTTGTTTATTACAACCAGATAAAAAGACAGTTAAAATAAAGAATAGCATAATCAAGACAAAATTCATTTTATTATTTTTAATCATTGATTATTACCCTTTATCAGCTTATTAAGTGCAGCTTCGGCTTCTTTTCTTGTTTTAAAAACATTTTCAAGATTTCCGATGTCAGTATATCTGAATGGACGGCAGTCAATATAATAACCATCGTGTTGACAGAAATCGATTACAAGGATAGGATCTCCGATGTCATAAGGAATGTCGATTTTCATAATAGTTCTCCTTTCATCATGCTATTCTTATCTTTTTCATCCTGAAACCCACAATTCGGGCATTTGCATCCAGGATATTTACCAGGGTCTCTTACCTCTTCGCCGCATACCGGACAAATATAAGAGTCAGCATTGTCGATCCAGTGGTCATATTTCGGCTTTGACACATCTTCGATCACATCTAAGACATCATCTGGAGGTACACTAATGCGCTTATGAGTAAATTCGTTTTTATCTTTAAGCTGACGCATCAGATCATCTTTCTTAACTTCAAGCATTCCAATCATTTCCAAAATGCTGAATCCGTCATTTTTAGCATCACAACGAATTGTATCACCATTATCTTCAAATTTAAGAGAATAAGTGCTCATTATACGCCCTCCTTAGACATAATTTTTATAGCCCGATGAAAGTTCTTTTTCTGCGTTTTTTTGCTGCCGTGTCCTGTAAGATAGACTACACGTTTGTTTGGACAAAGTGAAAGAAACATCTGTTTGAACCAAACGGTCCCTGCCATACTTAAAACATATAATTTCTCAGCAGTTTTTTCGATAGAATCGAGATTGTCAAAATGTTCGCCCGTAATTGTTTTCTCCGTAATAATGTTGATTATCGTTGTCTAGAACCGCTTCAAATCGCTCAAAGTCGCAGCTATTTGAATTCTCAAGTTCGGCGGCAGTATATTTAAGGAAATGAATTACTTCATCTTTATTGAACTTTCGATTTTTCCCATGAATATTAACGCATGGGCCATCCTTGTCAATAATTAGCATAAATTGTTTCATAGTTTATTCCTCCTGATTCGAGTATTCGATTAAATCAATATATTGGTAGTCACCAGATACGGCCCATTGCAACCACGGATCATAAACCATTATTTTACCCGTTAACACATCTTCGTTAAAAGAAATGATTTGCTCATATAACAGTTCTGTTGCTACCTGATCCGAATAATTTAAATTTTCTAGCTGATAAACTAATGCACTTCTCCTAGCTTGATATTTTGCTAAAACCGTTCCGGACAAGAAATAATTAACCAGTATTGTACCTCCGACAAGTGCCATTGAAATAAAGAAAAATAGAAAAAGAACAGTGGTAATAACGAAAACCACATCGCCGGCGTAATCCCCTGCAATTTTTGCCAATAATAAAAAACCAATACACAAAAATGCTAACAACATAAACATTTTCATAACTCATTTCTCCTTAAAATTAACAGGTTTTTGCGACTGAATATTACCGCCTTCATTCAGGCAATCATTACAAGGGTCTTCGCTCTCCTTTCGTTTGTGGTATTTGCATTTGGGACAATATTTTTCAAAGTCAACAATTTTATATGGGTATTCCATAAATATCACCCTTCCTCAGATACTGCTTCATCAAAATTAAAGTGTTCATTCATGCATTTGGCCCGCCAGTATTCGGCCATTTTTCGCTGATGGTTAAGTTCATCGCCTCGTTCCAGGGCCTTTGTTTCCCAATACCGGGCATCTCTTGCTTTAATCTCCAGGGCTTTATGTAGTTTATCATTTTCAAGAATCTTATTTCCGGCATTTAGTCCAATGGTCGTCATTGCTGCCGTAAAACCGATAATAAAACCCGTTAATACTTCAATCATTATTTTCCTCTTTTCTTTTATAGAAACTACAAATATTATCATCCGAGATATAGATATTAAGCATCCAGTAAACTGACTTTTTAAAACTGCATTTTCCAAAATGGATCAAATCAGGATAATCCTTTATTGGATTAAAGTATTCACAATCTTTGCACGAAGCTTTCATAATTTCTCCTCATAAAAAAATAAAGACTCTATGCTTTTATAGAGCCTTTATTAGCGTTAAAAGATTTTAACTCCTGAAACAGCACAATAATTTTTGAAATCTACGTAATATGCATAGTCATCATATTTAAGCGTGTACTCTAAATCTCGTTTTAAGTTTTTCCGATTATCAACAGCATAAACATGCTCAACATCCGGGAATCGTCCCCTCAATGTAATCGCAGTATTTATGATATTTTTAATCGAGATATCTTCCTCATTCAAGAAATACCAGCACAAGATTTTATAATTCTTATGCACACCAGCAAATCCATACAAATAAACCTGTTTCATATAAGGTCACTCCTTTCACTATAGAGTATGACTATTTCGCGTAGGAGCGATAATCTGTCATTTCGTTAAAATCTTTCTTTTCTTTAAGGCATTTCGCAATCCTAATATCAATCGGGGAACGACTCTTTAGATGATAATAGAATAAATCTTTATAAGGAGTATTCATTCGATCTATTCTTCCCCGTGCCTGCTCTGTAATTTTGTAACTATAATTCTGACTAAAAAATATCATCGTGTCAGTTTTTGTGCAGTTCCAACCCTCGCAAGATGCATATTGGACTAAATACACCCATTTATCACCGCTGGGGATTGATTCATGTTTATGACCGTTATACTGAGCAATTACTTTATCCCCATAATCAAGACCTAAAAGTCCGTTTAATTCAGGGTCAAAATTATAAAATATAATTGCTCTATCGTGTTTTTTTAAGACTTCAAGCAGTGCATCGTATCGCGATTGGTCGCAGTTTACAAGTCTTCTTGTAATATAATAGAGTTCAGCCACATTAACGATAGGAGCGTCCGTGTAAGGATTCCATCGATTTTTCCAAATGGTTTTGTACTTGTTTTTATCGTAGTCACAATAAATATCAACATGATGGCTAACGGTATTTCGTTCAAAATCCATCGGCACCAAAATACTTCGTCGGTATCGATTTAATATTCCGGTATTAATATAATGGTCAATTTTCGGAAATTGTACTCTTCCATCATAAACGATATGCTTATTGGAAAAATCGGTTTTATTTTTATAAAATCCATTCGCGATGAATACCGGAATATAATCACTATAACTATCTCCCGGTGTTGCGCTAAGAACAATCCATTCGTTTTTTCTGGCAATTTTCAGGAATGATTTTACCCAAGTCCCATATCCGGTAACATGGTTTTCATCAAAAATAAAGAAAGCACCGTAGATATTTTGATACTTTTTAATGTTGTTCCAACTATCGATTACTACTACATTAGAATATAAATTCGTTTCAGAATCTGTCGAAAGAAGGAAGGGCGCTAATTCTTTTTCCCATTCTAGCGTATTTCGTTTGTGCGCCGTTGTTATAATATAAAGATTTTTAATTCCAATATCATCCATCGGCATATAGTCAGTTTCTCCGGTTATACTGGAAATATCACCACCATTTTGCAGGTAGTAGTAACTTAATGCTGTAATGCTTTTGCCAGAACCAACGCCACCGCAAAGGATGCAGCCATTCTTCATTTTAGATAGAGCTTTTAGTTGATAATCTCGAAGCCGTATCATTTTGGCACCTTCCCGGTAATAAATTTATGTGTATTCACAACAGCAACATATCCTTCGTCAGGAAGCGTTGCTTTCGGGCCATACCAAATCCAAAGGGTTCCGAAAGATTCAGCAAATCCATCTTCCTTTTTGAATTTATCCAAGTATTCGGCTTCATAATAAGAGCGGATATTCTCAAACACCGATTTAGATACTTCAACCGCTTTGCAATCAAAAAGAGTATTTTCAGCATAAACTTTCTCGCCAAACCCCAATTGTTTAGCCAGAAATTCATAGAATGCCGTGATACCGCAAAAGCATTCATCGGATTCCATTTTTACTTTCACTTTATATTTTGGGGTTTCAAATGTAACTTTAGACATTAGTTGTCATCTCCAATCAGAAATAGAGCCAATACGAATAGGGCTGCAAAAAGTAATATAAACATTTTGGGAACGAATTTAATAACCAAAACGACGAATGCTGTCATCGCCGGTAAAACAATGCAAATAATAAATAGTATTGCAAGAATTAAACAACCCAAGAATTTCTTCATACAGGTTTCTCCTTCAGTAATTCATCTGCTTTATGGAACATAACCCTCATGCGCCATACATCGTTAAAGAACATCGGCATAAACCAATAATTATCCAGTTTATCTCCCGTTTTTATCGGGTCAGTAAGGCTATTTCCGATTTTTATGTAACCGGCAGCCCCAATGATTGAAAGCTGAATATACGCCATAAGTCCAGCAATCATGTCAATATCCTGACCAACGACAAGAGTGTGATTCTGCCAGATAATGTGCTCATTTTTGAGTTCATCCGCAATGTTCCAGCATTTAGCAATTAATAATGCGCCCGATCCACAGCATTCATCGCAAACGCCAACATAGCCTTTTTCATCAATAATCTTCTTAACGTCTCCTCCAGTTAGCATTGCCATTAGCTGACAGACCGAGTAAGGCGTAAAGACTTGGCCTTTAGTGTTATCTCCAAAATCCATCATCATAAAAAGCTCTCCAAGCACATCCTGTCGTGGATTTTTCGTGATTTCGAGCCATAAAAGAGCCAAAAGGTCTGCAAATTTATTGATATCTTCTTTTTTATATGTTTTAATTCTGTCCATATACATTTTTTCTCGTTCTGCATAATGAATTCCATCAACACGATTAGATAACGAGCAAGCCGAGAGTACAATAAAGTCCTCCCAGACTTGAAAACGATGCTTATAAGGTGCCATCGAATTAAAAGTTTTTTTAAATTCTGCTTTATAGTCTTTTATTGGTTCTTTTTGTTCAGAGTTCTGATTAGTTTCTTCTTTTTTAACCGGATTCTTATTTTCACGTTTTTCCGGCACTTCCCATTTCGCAGCAGATGCTAAAACGTCCTTTAACGTGAATTTTTTCATTGCTTTCTCCTTTACTAAAAGGGCTGCTGCCGTAATAACAGGCAAATCCAGGCCATTTACCGGGGTTAATCCCCCAGCACCCTTAATCTCAGACGATTATGGTAGAATATTTAGAACGGAAGTTTCGAAAGCTCAGTGCCCTGATCGTCAGATTCATAGTCGGCATATTTCTGAGAGAATCGATTTTCTGCCAGAACGATGTACGCTTCTTTAATACGGGCCGAATAGCACATCTTTTCATCAGGCTGGCCCTCGTGCATCAGAGTAGGACGGCCAAGAATCTCAAGGTCAGCGCTAATAATGTCAGCCGTATCGAGCATTGCGAGGGATTCTGCATTCAGTTTCCGTTTCTTATTGCTTACAATTACCCAAATATCAGGCATACTATCGTCATATACCTTAATTTTGAGCTTCAGAGTATAGTATTCCGGCTCAGTAACGTCCGGATTACGACTCATAACCGGTTTAACCAGCCAGCCTTCACTAATCAGCTGTTCGGCAAGATCAAAATCGTCAATTCGAATTGTACAGAAACGGCTACCCTGGGCATTAAATCGGCTCGCACGGCCTCCAAAGTTACGCCAACCACCAGGAAGAATGGTGGTGTTTTCAATGCTGATATGGCCCCAAGGCATTTTCTTTTCGTTCATCATGATAAATATCTCCTTAAAATTAATAAATTACATGAAACAGACTAAGTGGCATTCCTTTTCCAGATAAATCTTTTACACCAACACTGAACATAAACGGATACATCATCGGAGCAATTCGATTGGTATAATCATTTTCTTCAATAGGACTTTTACCATAAGTCAGTTGATAGTAACGGTTTACTTTGTTCCATTTTTCATTTTCATTTGTAATAAGATCTTTAAGCTCTCCGGTATAATGAACCCCCATTGCCTTTCGCAAATTCTTGGTTTCAAGAATAAAGAGCTTTTCAAGTTCTCGTTTTATGGTGGGATCACGAATTTTGTACAAAAGGGTTGTCGCATCAAAAATTTGTTTGGCAGTCATCGGTATTCTCCTTTATAAAAAATAAAAGACCCAGTTTTCACTGAGCCTTTTTCGTTATAGAATCTGATAATTACGCGATAATATCGCTGTCACAGTTACCGTCAACACACATAAAGCAATTCGCGTCGCCATATTTATCAATAGCTTCAATGGCATCATCAACCAGCTTTTGATAGTAACGTTTATCAATACAGTCTTCTTTTTTGAATGCTCGTACCATTTCTGATTCAAGCCATCGGTAACCAGTTGTTCCAGTAACAGCATAATTTTTACCGTTTTGAACGCGGTACAAAATACCACCGCCACATCCTTCTTTAATTGGACAAAATTGTCCAACTCGTCCTACAAATTTAAGATTGTGGCCTTTTGCAATATCATTAAGAAGCTCTTTGGGAATTTCTTTTCCAGCTTTTTTAATTTTCGCAGCTTCTTTTTCAAGATTTGCAACTTCTGGATACCCTTCGTTCATATCAAGGAAAATATCACCTGCTGTTACATTTTTGGTCTCGCACAAATCCTTAAATTCGATTGGCTCCTTGCTAAATAGTGTCTTAAATACATAGGGCACTGCGAATTGTGTTCCCGTTGCGGTCCATTTGTTATCTTTGGTATAAGCGACATATACAGCGTCATTTACAAGGCACATCTTTTTGTATTCAGATTCCACTTCAAAGTCATAGCCATATTTCTTACCAAACTCGATAATAAATGCTTCGGTTTCAGGACTTGGATTATCAATTTTAATCGAGTCTGTTTTAATATGAACCACGTGAATACCTTTTTGTTCAAGCTGGTGTTTAAGTTCTGTCATGAACAACGCACCACGTTTTGCAACAATATTATCCACATTTCGTTCATCCCGGAACAAATTCGTAAAGTGCGCTGCGGTAAGACCATACACCGAGTTAATTACGATTTTCAGTGCACCTGCTAAGTTCTTTAGTTCGTCATCAGAAGCATCGGCATACTCTGTGAAGGCTCCGCCAAATAGCGTTTGAAGAGCTGCTTTATCCCGGTGCTTAATTGCAATACGGGCATCAACCAGCTCTTTAAATCGTGCTGTATACCGGTCGCCAAAGAGATTTAAGGCAATAATACTATGCGGGTGCATTGAGGCAACATCAAATGTCTTCAAATTGTACCAGATACCATAATCGGCATAGACCTTACCCCCTTCCCCCAAAATATCACCACGATAGGTCGATTTACCGTTCGCGAATTCGTATCCTGGAAAATGGTTCCATTCATGATAAACTCCAACGCTGTCCCCCATTTTATAGCTCATACCGGTTGCAAAATTGGTATAAACAAACTCCTTTTGAGGATTTTTATCTCCCTGGAAAATTAGTTTTCCGGTGAGCTGATTATTGGTGTCGTTGGGAGTCCCATTTGAAATTTTAGCCAAAGAGCAGCGAGCGTGGAAGTCATCCTGAATCTTTTCATAATTAAATAGTGCTTCGGTTGCAAGTACGTCGTTATCACAGTATTCAGCGACTTTAGGCCACAAATCTTCTGGCACAGGTTGATCCCATGGAAGCCCAAGTTCCTGATGGTGAATTCCAAGAGCAATCTCCCACTTTTTTAGACTTTGCTTTTTCTTTGCAAAATCATAAATGTCAGTATAGCTCAAATTGTATGCTTCACCAAATTTGGCATTTGGGCTTTTATCCACGATGATCTTCCGCGAAAGTTCATAAATCTGTTCCGGCGTATAGCCAATCATACAAGCATAGATCATATGATTATCGTAATCTCGGTTATTAAACCCAACCAGACGATAATGAGTAATCATCTGCTCAATTTCTGCCGGTTTTGGATTAATCATTCGAATAACTTTCTTTCCGTCACCAGCCACCTTGTAATTCACAAGGAAGAGATTCGGAAATACCTCAACATCATAAAATGCAATCGGAGCTTCTTCCCAAGGTACGGTTTCGGCAGGTTCGTCCGATTTAAAATGCATTTCATTTACCAGCGCAATACAAGCATTCGCCTGATGAGTAGAGGATAAAGCAAATGCCTGAATGTCAGGTCGTAAATCGGTCACATCATAGTGCACCCCCTGAGCGTATGCCTTATCAAGAATGTGCTTAATGTGTTGAATCGAGGGCGTTGTATTCGGATGAATTTCTTTTGCAAGATTTCGCTTGATTGTCGTTCTGATACCTTTTTCGGTCGTAACGACATTCATATCCAGCATCTTGTCGTCTCCTTTCAATGGAAGTCCCGATGAAATAGTTGCAATCGGTAGGTCATTGCATTTCGTCAGCATTCGACGCAGACTTGCATTCCCGGTGTAGACTTTAACCTCAATATTATCGTCATAAATTCTGGAAAGTTTTGTAGGGTCACCAGAATAAATGTAATGTAAATGAATTCCTTTTCCGGACTTAGACGTTTCAGCATAAGTTTTCGGCCATTTGCTTGCTGCTACCAAATTCTTTTCAAAGCTCTTAAATCCAGATTCATCTTTAAGGTCAAAGTCAATTACAATATGATGCGCATCGGGCAATTTAACATAATGTAGTCTATGCGGGTCGAGGTCACGAAGTTTTGTCGTAACATTCGTCCACTTACTCATCGGCTTGTCATCTGGGGTTGCATATTGCGCAGGGCAGTCCGCTAAAATATCATCCAGAATCGAATGCTGTTCGGTTAATTCGATCCAGTTTTTTTCGGCAGGGGGGTCTTTTTCCGCTTTCCTCCCCCCGTCCTTAACAATAGTAACGCTAAACTTATTTCCATCAAAATTATAGTAATAGCCTTGTGTCATGCTACCATCCTCGTTTTGATGTCGTTCTTCATAGTCTTTAAAATAATTTTTAAGTTCTTCTTTGAATTGTCGTTTTGGATATGGATAACCGACTCGCGCCTCATCGCAATATCGATTGTACATTTCCCATGCCGTTTTTAGGGTCGTACAATTTTCGCGATTAAAGACATAAAATGAATCCTCGACAAAATTAAAGAAGTCGTTGGATGCCCCCATCATATTAATCGGAACATAATCATCATAATATTCTGGATCTTCCAAATAGATTTGTTTACAGTGCCAGGCAATCGCTCCAAGTTCAAAGTCCATCTTTTTGACAGCTTCATTGTATTTCCGTACCGGAACCTTGTTGCCAGTTGGTGTAACATCAATCAGTCTTCGGATAATACCCGATTTTGCATCACTGATTCGTACCGGCTTATTGGTGCCCATAAACAAAAAAGACCGGAATCGATTTGAATACGCAGATTTAAACTTCTCGTTTACAGTCATCAATTCGTGTGAAACAAGAGAATTTAGTCTTGTATTATCCTCAATCCGGCTCAAATCTCCATCGTGCTGAATAGCAACCAATGGGTTTTGTTTAAAAGATTCCAGCGCAAACGCATTATTAGGATTTCCCAGCGCTTTTGCATCGAATACCGAGTAATAGCCATCGAACAATTTTTGAATCAGATTTAGTACCGTTGACTTACCAGAACCCGGAGGACCATATAGTACCTCAAATTTCTGGATATTTTTCGAATCTCCAGTAACAATTGCGCCAATCGCCCATTCAAGTTTTTTGCGTTCTTCTGGAGAATACAAAACACTCATTAGGCTGTCATATGCAGAAATATCACCTTCTTCAATCGGATAGTTTAATTTCTTTGTAGCATAATCGGATTTTTTAATTTTCTCGTTAGCAAATATCACCCGTTCGTCAAGCATCTGGTAGTTATCCCGGCATTGTCGTTGGCAGTATTTGTGCCATGCATCGATGCTGCCGGTTCTTGCATTCCACATCCACTTGACGGCGATTTTATCTTCTGGATGCCGTTTTTCTACTTTATCGTATTCATTCTGAAGTTCAGCATCCACCATATTAATAACATCTTCTTCGTCCGCAGACCATAGGCCACGTTCCTCAACCCAGACAGCATAAAAATCGCTGCCTCGAATCATAAGATCTTTGGAACGCTTGATTACAAATATTGGATATACTTCCCACTCGCCTTTTTTGATCTGCTGAGACGTAACTCTCAGAAAATCAAGCATTACATTATTTTTCCCCCTCATGATGCATGCTGCACTGACAAGACCGTTCCTCTAATTCCTGAATTTTATTCTGGAGTCGAATCTTATCGAGTTCATTCCCCATGATATAAACCGCAATAGCAAAGCCCATAAAACCGGTCAGAGTGCCATTACGCCGTACCGCTTTCGCCAGCTGATGAGTAAAATCATCGTTTGCTCGCAAAGCACGAGAAATGGCATGAAAACTTTTTGCAGCTTGGCGATTAAACATATCCTGATAGAAGTTCATAATAAATTCTCCTTTAACCAATTTCGTTTAGGTACCAACACATCTGGTACCAAATTTCTACGGTTCGCATATCTTTTGGCGGATTTCGTACAAAAAATAGACCACCCTTCCCTTTTGGAGAATATCGATGGTCCATCCAACGCTTTAGAATCGTATCAACAAATACTTCATCATAATTATCGTTAATCATTCCGCCAAGGCCCAAAGTATCAATCATGTTCCAAAACCAAAGGCCAGTCCGATTTCCAATATCAGTATTGCACATAATGGTCTCTTCGCATCGCAGACTTAGGGCAATCATCATTTCGAGCACCGAGCAATCTCGGCAGTCAAGAGCATTTGCAATCTCAGCCTGCGTATAGCCAAGTGCGCTGCCGTATCGATACCGCAAATCGCAGCCATCCTCTGAACGGTTCGCGTCCATTGGAATATCCCAACGGAATGCTATTTCATCCAAATGTCGTAATAGTCTGGAATAACTATCATTTTTTGTAACTTTTTGCACAAGCCAATGATAATACCCATCCCGAATATCTTCTACAGTCATTCTTCCTCCCCTTTAAGGGCGACCACTGTTTCTGGCATAGCTGTCCGAGTAATTTTCTTCATCCAACAGAATTTCATAATCCGTTTTCAGTCTATCGTTTCGGACAAATACGGAATCATCTTCATATTCCCCAAAATGCCCAAGGGATTCAAAACCAATGCTTTGCTGAATCTCAGTGTCGTCCATCATTTCATTATTTTCATCAGCCACAATTTTGTCTGCATAGAATGTAAGCGTAATCTTGTCATACTCCTCAATTTCTCCAAATTCTTCGGGAGTAATAATATAAGGTTCATCGCGAGAAGGAACCGACATCGATGAATAATCGGCGTAGCCGTGTTTTTCAATTTCAGATTGAATGCTAGAGGTCTCAACCAAAGGCTTATCCTCGCAAGGTTTTTCTGCCGCCTCTTTTTTACGGAATACCCGTTTCGGTTTTACACCGGCTTCTTCCATGGCAGTATCGTACTCTTTTTTAGCTTCGTCGATTGCTTCATTGGCAATTTTAGTATATTTTTTCTGGCTTAGATACCATCCAATGCCACCACCAATTACCGATCCAACCAATGCGCCAATCAAGATTCCTAGTTTATTCATCATTTTCATCCTCTCGTATCGTTATGACGGTTGCAGCTAATCCTGCAAATAATGCAGAAGTGCTCAGCAGCAATCCACCAACAATATGCCGTTTGCGTTTAGAGTCAAGAATGTAGTCAAGCATTGCAACGATGTTGTCCAGCCCGTCCATGTTTTACGTCCTTTCCGCCGGTCAATACAGCCACGCCACCAAAAAAGCAGAGACCAGCCATACCTGCAAATGCGTAAGAAACGGTTTCCAAAATCTTAGCCATAATTCTTCCTCCTCCCAGCAAATATCACCTGTTAAATCATGTCGATAATCGGGCCATCAACATTAAAGTCAAGCAGAATAGAACGTTCGGCACCATTCACAAAGTCACGATTTGCCTTGCGATAACCGTTATAAATACCGAAATCAATAAAGCTATCGCCGTTCGACTTCTTCGGGTCATAAATCCAGCCTACAATCTGACCTTCACGAGTGCGGTCAATACCCAGGCAATCATAAACATCATTCAGGAACAAATAACCCTGTGCTTTCAATTTATTATTGCAGTAATTCTGCTGATTGGTCAGGAACAACAAGTTGTAATCGGCAGATTTTTCCCAGTTGGGGTTGTATTCGTCAAAGAATTTGGCATACGGAGACCAATTATTGTCAAAGGTTTCCACCAATTTCTTTTCTGTTACCTCTTCACCCTTGTCGTTTGTAGTCTTTTCCTCAATTTCTTCAAGCTTTAAACCATATTTAAATTTCTTATCGGCCGCCTCGCCGAGTTCTTTCACAACGTTGGCGCGATAGTTCTTAAACTCATCACTTACTGCGCAATAAGCACCAACAAGAGCAATGTGGCGCTTACGCAGGATATTGTGACCAACACAAATCAGCGCAATAGAAGCAGCACCAACTGCAATGCTCGGGCCATAAAGCTTACCGAGTTTTACAGCAGTTTGACCAATCAGAATTGCTTTATCCTTCTGAGCATCCTCTTCGCTGTAACGGTCAGCGTAAGTCGGATCAAGAGCAGTGGACTTAATCATGTCCATTTTATCGTTTGCGTCAGTAATGATTTCTTCAACTTTCAAAGTTGCTTTGCATGCCATAACAGCAGCACCAATGCCACAGCCAATGCCGGCAATCACCATAATTTCAGGAGACGCTTTTTTAACTTTCAGGCCGGTAACTTTAGCGGTGCGCATTACATTTTCAAAAATATTAGCGATTTTCATTTGTGTCATACTCCTTTACAAAGATGTCTTTTTTATCGTTCAAACTCAGCAGATGATTCAAATACCAAATGGCTTTCTTGATGTCTTCCTCGCCATTTTTGTGTTTTGCCCTGGCAATATACTTCAGTGCATTCCCTATATCAAACGCCGCTACTCCACTGTATTCCTTCGACACCGCAGCAATAATGTCGATTGCTTCTATCCCATTAAGCTGATAATGGTCTGGATGATTCACATGTTCCAAAATATCAACCTCACTTCAATGCCTTACATCTCGGCAAATCGAGAATCCATCCATCACGATCGCGAACAGCTCTAGCGCCGGAAATATCAGTCCAGCCAAAATCGTTATCCGTTTCTCGAATCAGATCTTCTCGACCACACATATCGTACAAATCAAGTACCGTAACCCAGCCAAATTCTTCAATACTGACTTCCATGCTTTCCAAAACATTATCAGCATCCATCTTTGTTGGCAGTACGATGTCATCAATCTGGTATCCGCGACGAATTCGTGCTACGGGCGGGGTTTTGGTACTAGAGTTATCATTTCTGTCGTAATAGGAAGAATACGAGGTATAAGATACTCTCGCGTTACTACTCCATCTTGGTTTTGCGTTAGGACCCCAGATTAAAGCCCTGCCAGCATCACCAAGAAAATCAATCACACCGGAGAAGCTTTCATCCAGCATTTTCTTTGCTGCCGGAATAAAAATATTGGTGAAAATGTACTCTTCAATATCTTTTTTATTTTCCAACGCAAACAAAGATTTAATCTGCTGACCAAGAGTTTTCTTTCTGGCTGTTGCACTACCAGTAATGACTTTCTCCATTCGTGGTTTTTGCTTTGTGGTTCCGGTTTTCTCTTTATGACTATTGCCGGGAAGATTGTTATAATCCATATAGTACCTCAAAGTTTCTTAATGGTTCCGGGCAATCGGATAACTGTATTTGGCGGAAGTCCCATTTTCTTTTTCCATCGATAAGTTAGATTACTTCGCGCCTTTTTCTCACTAATTGCCCAGGTTGTTGCTTTATAATGGCGGTCAATTACTTCATCAAATTGCAGCACCGGCCCTTCGTATAAATATTCGTTCATAAACATCCTCTATTCGATTTTAATTAAAGGAATTATCACCTTGCGCGTGGTTCCTGAAAAGAACGCTCGTAATAAGATTAATAATGTGGACGCTTTCTAGCGGTATCGTCATTCAAACTTTCAGAGACATATTCAAGAATAATTTTTTTCGTACGTTGCTTAATCTCATAATTGATTGCGTCTTTAACGGCATCGCTTTTCATTGCAATTTTTACGAGTCCAATTCCACCAACAATAATTCCAATGGCTACACCGGCAGTAAAAGCTCCAAAAGATTTCATAATTATTCTCCTTTAAATGAATTTTTTCAGATTTCTAGCAGCCAGGTCCATTCTTTCTACACTTTCAATTTGCCATTTAGCATATTCGTTTACCAAAACCTGACACAGATTCACATGTTCGTCTTTTGAAATCTTGTTTCTAGCTACCTTCCATGCAAGAATTTGAAGTTTAATTTTTGCTTTAAGCAATTCAATATAGTTGGCAATTTTATTTGTAAAAGAAACAATGCAGAAATTAATAAAAGCAATCAGTTTCATAAATAGTTCCTCATAATTCTTAAGCAATAAAAATATCACTGGATAAAATGAAAAAAAAAAGGAAACCCTATGTTTCCATAGAATTTCCTTTTGAGTATTCCAATTATTCTTCAGGTTCTTCCTCCTCAGATTCATCAAGTTCTTCCGAATTAATCGTCTTCTTTTCTTCAGTTTCGGTTTTCTTAGCTTTCAAATTTTTCCAAACCTCCTTGCCCTTGTTAAAGACAAATCGTCCAACGGTAATACCGCCGACAATCGCCAAACCAAGTACAACGAGACCAGATTTATCATCGTTCTTTTCTTCCGTAACCGGAGCAGTCTCTTCAACGATTTCCTCGTTCATAGTCTTGTTTTCATCCATAGTAATAATCTCCTATTATAAAAATATTTTTGGATTTTTACTCCATTAAAGGAGCTGAATATTTCGCGTATCGTTAAAAGTTATCGTAGTTGTAATCAGGACCGTTTGCGTAACTGATTACAAGGCACGGTTCATCATTAAGGTCTTTTGCAATGCCGGTAGAAATATCAACCTTCATCAACCCACCAAAATTAAAGGACCACCCAAGGTCTTCACCAATAGGAAGTTCCTCCAGACCCAGTTCAGTGCAGAATGTATTAAAACTGGCCTGGCCTTCCGTATTAAGGATAGAATTCACTTCGTTTTCGGCTTTTTTAATTGCATTGACAGAAGACCGAAAATATCTACCGCTCACAACTTCATAGCACAGCGTGTTACCACCGGTCGTTGAGATAATCTCTTGTTTTGAAGGAGGATTATTCTCAATTTTTTTAGCTGCTACCGTGTCTTTAATTTTTTCAAATTGCTTTGATGTTGTCAGTTCTTCCGCGGTTTCTTTAAATTCCTTTAGGTTGGCTTCAGATAATGCATAGGCAGCAACCAATGCAGCATGTCGATGGATGCTCATGCTATTTGCACCAATCAGACAAATAGTAGAAAGTGTCGCTGTAATAAACGCCGGCGCATAAACTTTTAAACTGGACTTTATGATTTCAATCTTTTCCGGTTCTCCTGTTTCGTATAAAGATTTTCGGACCAATTCGTATTTGGGCGTTGCTTTATAAACTAGATATCCGCTTGTCCAGAATCCGAAAATACCAGCAACCGTCAGGATTGTCGGCATATTTTTCTCCACTTTTTTAGAAAGATTTTTGAGCATTGTTTTGCAGTTCATATCGTTCTCCTTTAAAAAAGAAAAAGAGAAAGGGCTTGTTCAGCCCTCGCTCTGTTTATTGAGTTCGTTAAACTTCTTTTCAACCAAATCGTTTACTCGTTCTTCCTCCTCCTTTTCATCGATAAATGTCTGTGCTGCTTCCAGCAACAAACCGCCGATAGTTAGGACTCCGCCAAGAATTTTCAATGTACCAAGTTTCATTAAAGTCACTCCTTTCATTTAAGGACTTGATTATTTCGCGTTAAGATTTTTATATTTTTTCACACAATATTCTGATGCAAACCAATCTTCGTTAAAAGGCTCAAATCCATGCTTTTTCTTAAAATATCTACAAATTGAATTCCATTTCATATTCTGATTTGCGAGAATCTTAATAAAATTCGTGCTCATACCGTGGTTCATTTCTTTTGCGATATGAATTGCCTCACGGTCCAAATCCTCTGCCAAATTTTGTCCAATTTCGTTCAGCGCTTCCGGTTTATCGTTGTATCGGCAAGCATCTATCACAGCACTCATATATTTGGCATAATATTCTTTTGATGTCATACTTAATAATCCCACTCCATTTTCGGTCTCGGTGTCACCTTATAGTCCATCACAAGAATTGGCCGCCCGTTATCATCCAGCTGACCAGAAAAACTCAAATCAAGCAGATGGTCAACGGTCCAACCAATCGAATCCCCCATTTTTACCATGTTCAGTCCAAGCTGAGAGTAAAATTCGTTCTGGCTTGCAAATCCATCGCCGGAAACAATACACTGATTGATGTCATTCTGAATTCGGCGAATTGTTTCACGGTCTGATTTGAATTTTTGCCCGCTCAAACAGTCATAGCACCAAACATCACCGTCTCCGGCCATGATTACATCGTTTTGGCGTACAGGATTTTCCTTCGCTACTTTCATTGCACTCTGGTCAACGACCTTCTGTTCATCATCACCAAGAATGGTTTCGGTTGCTTCTCGATAACGCTTAAATGCACTCTCGCTCAAAGCATATGCACTTGCAATTCCAGCCAGGCGTTTTGCGCTAATTCGGTTCGATGCTACAATGCAGGCAACAGATGCTGCGGTCATAGTAGCCGTTGGAATATAGAGCTTCCACGTTTCTTTTACAATGTCAAATTTTGTCTCAGGTTCTTTTTCTCTCACAATCTCGCAAGCTTTAATCGTAGCTTTTCCACACATAACAACACTGCCGATTGCACCTGCTGCCCCACAAATTGTCAAAATCATAGGGGCATTTTTTACGATAGCTTTTTCGGCAATTTTACTAGCAGCTTTGATAGAAGCCATATTGAATTTCATGATAATATTCTCCTTTTTTATAAAAAAGTAAGACCCTATGTTTCCATAGAGTCTTAAAATGAACCTTAGCTTTCTTTAGATTCGTCTTCTACTTCTTCAAGACTTGCTCAGTTGTTCGGGTCATAAATGATGGTTTCTTCGTCCTCGTCAACCGATTTATGTCGATTCAGCAGTGCGCCGGCACAAACACCAGCAAGCAATGCTCCAATCACGATAAAACCAGTTTTACCAAAAGACTTCTTTTTCATTTCATCTTTCTCCTCGCAATCTTCTTCAATTTTCTTGATTTCTTCAGTAGCCATAACATAATCTCCTTTCAAATTGTTAAGGTTTCCATTATATAGCTTGATTATTTCGCGTAAAAAAGAAAAGACTCCATGTTTTCACAGAGCCTCTTTCTCATAAAATAAGCTTTTAAGCTTTAATTTTCGTATAAAGTATTTATTTTATCTAGTGCAGTATTCCACTTACTAAGTGTTTCCTTCGCATTCTTGTTAAAATATTGCGAGCTAATTCTACCGTGTTTAAATAAATAAAGCAACGCCTTTAATTTTCCCCGATAGTAATCGTCACACAATTCGCCAAGCGTCGATTTCTGCACTTTAGTAAATTTAACTAAAAATTTCAGCATAATAAAATCTCCTTTCAAATTCAGCTTGTCGCTTTCATTTAAGGACTTGATTATTTCGCGCTAAAAAAGAAAAGACCCTGCGAACAGCAAAGTCTAATCTTTTTCTAACTGGTTTCTTAGAAAATCCACCGCTAATTAGTTTTCATAATAGGCAATGATTATTTCGCGTGTTTTGTTATCAGATATCTTTTCGATCAAATACCGTTTCCCATCGTTCCTTTCTCATTGGTTTCATTCTAAGTGCCCACATAAGCTGCCGAACATTTACCGTTGGATATAAGCCGCTTTGTTCTATTCCACTCATTTGATTGAAATACTTTTTGAATCCGGGCTGAATGTAGATCTCATCAATAAGCCATGGATCAATTTCAGTCCAATAAGTGGTCTTCGTTTCAGGGTTAAATCGCTGCTGAATTACCGCTAAACCGTAATCTTTTATTTTATAAAGGGTGCATTTTGAGTATAATGGATGATTGCAGGCATAGGTCTTTGCAAACATTGCTTTCCAAAAGTCTGGTTTCTCGTAATAATATCTCATAGTAAATAAAAAGCCCTCTGAACATTTCGCTCAGAGGGCAATGTTTAGTTGCTTGTGTTCGGTTCCTGAAGCTTCTTAATCGTTTTCAGAAACGATACTGTCGGAGGAATTTACAGGCACATCTTCTTTATCCCAATTTTTAGAATTTGTATCAGAATTGATAGATGCTACACGAATAGCCATTTGATAATCATAATAATATATAGTTAATTCCGAATTGTTGCTATCAAATGCTGTAAAGGCTTGATCAGTTTTAGTATAGTCATTTTGAAATCCTGCATTCCAACATTCTTTTACATATGTTCTATAATCCGATTTTGTCACTTTTCCAATATAGCACCAAAATTCATCACTAGTATCATATCCCACAATTCCCCACGTGCTCTTGGGAGTAGGCAATGTTGCTGCAATTCCGATATCAGGCCATTCAAAGTCTTCATAATCATCTGGATACTCAATCGTGCTGAAGTCAACCGCTTCTTCCTCTTCAGACGAACTATCCGCTTCTTCAGAAATTGCGCTAGAGGCAGTGTCACTGGTGGTATCTTTTTTCTCTTCTTTTACCATAGAACATCCAGACAACGCAATGCAAATAGCCAGAGATGCACTAATCCATGCTAGTTTTTTCATTTTCGTACTCCTTTCGCCTCAGGGAACTCCTTATCATTTAGTATACACCGTCAAAAAGAAAAGCTCAAGACCCTATGTTTCCATAAAGTCTCAAGCTTTGAATTACTTTTTAAATCCGATTTTCCTAATGACATTTTTCACGAAACTCGACGTGATGCAATTCGTCTTTTCGAAATTCAAACCCGTAAAGAATGTAGCAAGGACAACCGCAGTATCCACAGCATACATACCAATGCGCAAACGACGATCTTTCACTCGGGCCTCAGCTTCCTCTGCATTAGCGTAAGCTTGATTTTCTTTCTCAGCTTTCGCACAAGCAGCATCGCTTTGGGCCTTTGTGTCTTCGATTCGCACGCGGTACAGTTTGCAGACATTATCTACAGCTTCCGTACGAGCATTCCCGTCCAGATCATTTGTTCGATTAATCTCACTCATAATCAGGTCGTTAAGTTTCATTTCCAAAGTATCCATAAGAAATACCTCCTTAATAGTATTCATTTAAGGGCTTGATTATTTCGCGTCACCATAATTTTGTACTTTAACTGTAAGAAAAACGTTTTCGCCATCCTGCAAATTATCCATAGGGCCTAATGATTCGAGCCAGACGGTCGTATCGCCATCCCGTACATCAATTCTTAGATAGCCCGCAATTTTTGTTTTCACTTCACCATAGTACCAGCCGCCAACAAACCCAATTAGAAAAAATACTACCAAACCAATGCAAACTGTAATATACATTTAGTATTCTCCTTTTATTTGTGTTTTTCAGAAAATCCATCCGGGGAATTTTTCAGATATCAATATACACCTCCATTTCGTCACCTGCGTCCTGAAAATAAAAAAAGAAAGACCCTATGTTTCCATAGAGTCCGTCTCTTTCATACAAGCTCTTTCATACAAGCTTTTTCAGATAAGTCGTCAATCCGTCAAATCTTTTGGTTTCAACGTTTAGTAACCAAGCAGCAACTTTGTCTTTTACCAAATGCTGGTTAAATGCAAACATAATCAGCTTTTGTGTAATCAGAGAACTGTAAATTGCGTACTTAATCATAAATACCTCAATTTTTCTTTCAAAAGTATTTAACATAATTTAATCTCCTTTCAAATTCAGCTTATAGCTTTCATTTAAGCGGATGATTATTTCGCGTAAAAAATAAAAGACCCTATGTTTCCATAGAGTCCGTTTGCGTTTAAAGGACTTCTTTACATTCGATAACATTTATTTCAGCATTTGGAGATAGATTTTTGATAGATCGTAATACCCTTTCCACTGCGTCATTTTCATTAGCAGCTGGAACATATGACTCTATACGACAATCATATCCCCATGTTACACAAAATAATTTTAGCATCATAAAAGTCACTCCTTTCACTAAATTGCATGTTATTTTCGCGCATTACTCAAAAGCCAGAAAAACTTCCTGTAACTTTCATAGTAATAATCTTTAGAACAAGGAATATCATATTTGGTCCGCAGCGTAGAATAAGACACTTCCTCCGTAACCGCTTTAAAGATATAATCCGATAGTTCGGGATCGGCTTCTTTGCAAAGAGATTTAACCAGACTCATCCTCTCAAAGTAATACATCTTCGCTTCGGTCAATCGTTCAGTCGCATCACTAATCGCCGTGCCCTTTACCCCTGTCAAATTCATGCGTGAACTTTTCTGGTATCCGTCAATCGACCGGTATTCTGTCAGCCACTCAGAGTATTGCAAACAAAAATGCTTTAACTCATAATACCGATGCCTCGAAATCCAATATCGATTCTTCCTGCTCAAATTTGATCGAATGCTTGTACCCATAGTAGTTACCTCCAAAATCTAATTTAAGATAGTAACTCTATTCTAGAATAAACCTTCTGCGATTTTTAGTGATTTCTGGGTTTATACTTCATATTTTCCAAAGGACTATGGGAAGCATACATTTCCATCAAATCATCTTCATTAATATCCAAATAGGCTTTTTCGGTAATCACAACACTACTGTGGCCTAAAATCCGGCTGAGGGTATAAATATCACCGCCGCTTTTCAAGAATCGTTTTGCAAAATTATTCCTGAACATATGCGGATGAATATTCTTGAGTCCAACCCGTGCTGCGTATTTTCTTATATTAGCTTCTAAATTATTAACTTGCAAAGCCTTTCCTTGATTCGTGCAAAACAGATAATCACTTTCGCGATATCGGTCCTTATAGGTAATCCATCTCTTAATTGTTTTTTCCATTTGCGCCGAAAAGAATACGTATCGATCTTTCTTGCCTTTTGTATTTTCGGCTGGAAGCAAAATCGCATTTTTTCTAAAGTCAATGTCTTCCATTTTGATTAATAAGCATTCCCCGCACCGCATACCTGTATCAATTAAAAGTTGAATGATAACCCAATCCCGGTATTCAAAGAACTTGTCTCGCTGTAGGCAGTCCAGCAGCATTTTAAAGTCTTCATCGTCGATAAACTCAACTTCTTTTCTTTTTGTCTTAATAAAGTCGCTTCGTTTGATTGGGTTTTTTCGCAAAAATTCTTCTTCTATACACCAATTAAAGAATGCATTCATATTTCGTAAATAATTGTTAATACAACAAGCAGAAATCGGTTTGCCTAAATCTTTTCTATTCTCCGGATAATTGGGTTGCGTTTGATTCTTGACCGTGCAAATCGTGTATTTTCCTCTTCGCACAAGACTGTCCAGATAATTACTGATATCCACATGTCGAATGTCTTCTGTATTCTTTATTCCGATTGTTTCCAAATACATTCCAAACATTCGTAGGGTTTGATCGTAACTATGCAAGGTCCTTTGCGCCAGTCCTTTACGGTCACAATAACTCATATAAGTCTCGACATCACGTGAATACATAATAAAAAACCTCCTATATTTACTGAGCACCAGGACCCAATAAATATAAAAGGTTTGTAGGCTTAGACTTGGATTGTTCATAGGTTCGTTTTTGCAAAACCAGGCTAATTCACA